ATGACTATATCCCTGGGTTCGGGGCGTATGGCATGGGTCTTATCCACATTATTGGTGGTTACGCCCGTGCTGGCACAAGTCTTATCCGGCAGTTGGTAGATGCAGGCACTTTAAGCAATTTGCCGGGCGGCTTGAAATCTAGGGGTTTAAGGGTTAAGGGAGACGATACCCCGATCGCCCCAGGAGAGTTCAGAGATGTGGATGTCCCCTCTGGGAGCATCAAGGATAACATCATGACTCTGCCTTACAAAGAGCCAAGCCAAGTATTGATGGGCCTGCTCAACCAAATCACTGATGAAGGCCGACGGCTGGGTTCTATTGCTGACATGAAGGTCAGTGACATGAGTGCTCAGGCTCCTGTTGGTACGACGCTGGCGTTGCTTGAGCGGCAGTTAAAGATCATGGGTGCTGTGCAGGCGCGGGTACACAACTCGATGAAGCAGGAGTTCAAGATACTCAAGGCCATCATCAGGGATAACACTCCGAGCCAGTATGACTATGAACCTGAGTCAGGAGATGCGTCTGCTAAGCAAGAAGACTATGACATGGTGGAGGTCATTCCAGTCAGTGACCCCAACAGCAGCACGATGGCTCAGCGGATCATGCAGTATCAAGCTGTGATTCAGTTGGCTCAGCAAGCTCCTCAGATATACAACCTGCCTAACTTGCACAGACAGATGATTGAGGTACTGGGGGTTAAGAATGCGGAGAAGTTAGTTCCGATTGAAGATGATCAGACCCCGCGTGACCCGATCAGTGAGAACATGGCGTTCCTGAACGGAGAGCCAACCAAGGCGTTTATCTACCAGGATCATGACGCACACATTGCGACGCACTCGACGTTTATGCAGGACCCGATGATCATGCAACAGATGGGGCAGAACCCGATGGCGCAGCAGATGATGGGGGCGATCCAGGCTCACATTGCTGAGCACTTGGCGTATCTGTACCGCAAGAAGATTGAGGAACAGTTGGGTGTGGCTTTGCCCAAGCCTAATGCACAGTTGCCTGAAGATGTAGAAGTCCAGTTGTCACAGCTTGTAGCGCAGGCGTCTACTCAGTTGCTCCAGCAGAACATGGCTATGGCACAGCAGCAGAAGAACCAGGAGTTGGCAAAAGACCCGATCCTCCAGATGCAGCAGGCTGAGTTGCAGATCAAGCAGCAAGAAGCTCAGACTCGGGCGCAGAAAATGAAGGCTGATATTCAGTTGAACCAGCAGAAACTCCAGCTAGAGCAGGCCCGTGTTGCAGCCGACTTGCAGAAAGAAAACACTCGTGTCACCGCACAAGAACGGCAAGCTGACAAGAAGATAAAGCTTGATGCTGTTAAGCACATCACTACCTCAAGAGGGAATAAATGACAGAAATAGAGTTTTTAAAGAAACAAAACGACGAGTACCGCCAGCAGGCGGTAGACAGGCTTTGTACGGGCGCAGCTAAAGACTATGCCGAGTACCGAGAGTTGGTGGGGGTGATTCGAGGTCTTGACCACGCCAACTTAACACTTCAAGACTTCGCTAAACGAATGGAGCAATTAGACAATGAGTGAAATCCTCGTAAGCCAAGACGGTGCAACATCAACTGTCCTTCCCGAAACGGCTGAAGAGAAAGCACGGCAGGTTCCCGATCCCGCCACCTTCCATCTTCTGTGTGTTTTACCTGAAATCGATGAGTCCTACGACAGCGGCATAGTGAAAGCTAGTCAGACGCTGCACTACGAGGAGGTCCTCTCCCCTGTGTTGTATGTCGTCAAGATGGGACCTGATGCGTACAAAGATGAAAAGCGTTTCCCCAGTGGTGCGTCATGCAAGACAGGGGACTTTGTGTTGGTTAGACCCAACACCGGTACACGGATCAAGATTCATGGCAAAGAGTTCCGCATCATCAACGATGACTCGGTCGAAGCTGTGGTTCAAGACCCGCGTGGTATTTCCCGTGCATAAGGAGTAACTCATGGCCGAATTTGAAAAGACTACGTTCGAGTTTCCGGACGAAAAGGAAGAGGCTGAAGCAAAGGCGGCAAAGGACTTGGAAGAGTCTGGAGTCTCTATAAGCGAGCCTGAGATAGAAATCGTTGACGATACACCCGCACAGGACAGAGGCCGTAAGCCCCTGGACACCCCCCCTGATGAGGTGACGGACGAGGAACTGTCTAAATACAGCGACAAGCGACTCAAGGAGCGATTGGCTCACTTGGGGCGTGGCTATCACGATGAACGCCGGGCAAAAGAGGCGGCTTTCCGTGAAAAAGAAGAGGCTTTGCGGTTGGCGCAGACGGTCGTAGATGAGAATAAAAAGCTCAAAGGATCGTTGAATACTAACCAAGAAGCACTACTTGAGCAGGCTAAACGGGTTGTTGCCAACGAAGTTGAGACAGCCAAGCGTGCTTACAAAGAAGCGTATGAGTCTGGAGACTCTGACAGGCTTGTGGAAGCCCAGGAAAACCTGACCACCGCCAAGATTCGTGCGGACAAGGTAAGTAATTTTAAAGCTACCCCTTTACAAACGGATGATGTTGAGGTACAAACTACACCAATCACGCGGGAAGCACCGTCTGATCCTAAAGTGGATGCTTGGCAAGCTAAGAATCCATGGTTCGGAAAAGACCGGCTAATGACCAGCTATGCTCTCGCGTTGCATGAAAAGCTGGTTTTGGAAGATGGTGTTGACCCTACTTCGGATGAGTACTACAAGAGACTCAACGGAGAGATTCGCCAAAGGTTCTCGGATAAATTTGCGTCCGATGATCCCGCTGAAGCTAACTCTTCTCAGCGCCCGAAAGCAAATGTTGTTGCACCCGCAACGCGCAGCACTGCATCTAAAAAAATCGTGCTCAGCCCGTCGCAGGTGAATATCGCCAAGCGGCTTGGAATTCCTTTGGAACTCTATGCTCGTAAGGTTGCGGAAGAAATGAGGAAAACATGACTGAACAGACTAGAACCAATCGTATTGCAGAATCTCGCGCTCGTGAAGTGCGCCCAATAACCAAATGGGCACCCGCTGAACTTCTACCCGAAGTTGACGAAGAGCCGGGCTATGCGTTTCGCTGGATTCGTACCAGCATGATGGGTCAAGCTGATGCCAAGAATGTATCTTCAAAATTCCGCGAGGGCTGGGAGCCTGTGAAGGCTTCGGATCACCCTGAGGCGCAGCTTTTTGCCGAACCCAATAGTCGGTTTAAAGATGCGATCGAAGTAGGTGGACTCATCCTCTGTAAAACCCCGGTGGAGTTTGTCGGTCAGCGTAGTCAGTTTTTCCAAAATATTACTGATTCGCAAATTGATTCGGTAGACAACACCTACATGCGCGAGAGCGATGCCCGTATGCCGCTGTTTAATGAGCGCCGCTCAACAGTGACTAAGGGACGAGCTTTCGGTTCTGGTTCTTAATCTTTAGGAGTCTTTCAATGGCTTACCCCACTGTCTCCGCACCCTATGGCCTAAAGCCTGTCAATCGTATTGACGGCATGCCATACGCTGGTGCTATTCGACAGATTCCCGTTGCCGCTTCTTTTGGTACTGCTATCTTCTCTGGAGATACGGTTCAAATCGACAGCACCGGCTATCTGATTCTCTCAACCACCACCAACTCTGGCACTATTGTTGGCGTAGTTGTTGGCGGTCAATATGTGAACTCTAGCGGCCAAACCGTTCAGAGCCAATATATTCCCGCTTCAATCAGCACGACTAGCAACTATGCTTATGCGTATGTTGTGGATGACCCCATGGCCCTGTTCAAGGTCGCCGTTGTGTCTTCTGGCACTACCATGAGTTCCGCTGGACGGACTGTTGTCGGCACTAACTTGGCTCTGGTTCTCAACGCTGGCAGCACTACCACTGGTAATTCTGCTTACGCTGTGACCCTGACCGGTGCTGGTACGACCGCTACCATCCCAATCCGTGTGATCGACGTTGTGCCTGAGACCGCCACTGCTGCCGACACTTACACTGAACTCTTGGTGAAGATCAACACTCACCAATACAACAACACCACTGGTGTTTAAGGAGTAAGAAATGGCAATTTCACGCGCACAACTACTTAAAGAACTGCTCCCCGGCCTGAACGCTTTGTTCGGCTTGCAGTATGCGACCTACCCTGAAGAGCACAAAGAAATCTACGAAACCGAGACTTCTGAGCGTTCCTTTGAGGAAGAGACCAAACTGTCGGGCTTCTCTGCCGCACCGGTCAAGAACGAAGGTTCTGCGATCCAGTACGACAACGCCCAGGAAGCATGGACTGCTCGCTACAACCATGAAACCATCGCAATGGGCTTCGCCATCACGGAAGAAGCAGTGGAAGACAACTTGTATGACTCGTTGTCCAGCCGCTACACCAAATCGCTGGCTCGCGGTATGGCTTACACCAAACAGGTCAAAGCTGCCTTTGTGTTGAACAATGCGTTCAACACCACGGTGACTTACGGTGACGGCGTGAGCTTATGCTCTACCGCCCACCCGTTGATCTCTGGTGGAACCAACAGCAATCGCCCGGCTACCGCCGCTGACTTGAATGAGACTTCGTTGGAAAACGCAGTTATTCAGATCGCTGCATGGACGGACGAGCGTGGCCTGTTGATCGCAGCCAAGCCCAAGAAGTTGATTGTTCCTCCTGCTCTGATGTTCGTTGCAACTCGTCTCTTGGAGACCGAATTGCGTGTTGGCACGACCGACAACGACATCAACGCGTTGAAGAACAACGGCTCTATCCCCCAGGGCTACTGTGTCAACCACTACCTGACCGACACCAATGCGTGGTTCCTGTCTACCGACGTGCCTAACGGGCTGAAGCACTTTGTGCGTATGCCTTTGGACACCAAGATGGATGGTGACTTCGACACTGGTAACGTCCGTTACAAGGCCCGTGAGCGTTATAGCTTCGGCGTGTCAGACCCCTTGGGTATCTTCGGGTCCCCTGGCGCTTGATGAAACTGAAAAAGGGGCCTTGTGCCCCTTTTTCTTTTAGTGTATATTGCATTTATTCCGGGAAAACCGGTGTATCAAACAGTCCCGGCTGACTGTCATGCAAGATTGATACGCCTTAACGCATGGAGAATTGATTATGGGTTTCGCTACTCACCTTGGCCCCTGGCTGTTGGGCACTGTTCGTAACACCACCGGCACCACTGTCGGTACTATGGAAAACTGCGGCGCAACCGTTGTTTCTCAAACCTTCAAAAAGAACTACACCGGTCAAGCTGCTTCAGCTACTACCGACACCATTTGTGTGCTGCCTGCTGGCGCTCAAATCCTTGAAATCAACATTGACACCATTGTTGCGTTTACAGGTTCAACCGCCGCCAACGTCAGCATTGGGGATGGCACTACCGCCGCTTTGTACTGGGCCGCTACAGATGTGACTTCTGCTGGCCGTGCGGCTATCAGCAACGCAGCCGCCAAATTGGGCGCATGGTGTGGCGCAGCTTCTACTGCATCCCCCAACGGGATTGGTATTGGCGCAACGGACGTTAAAGTGATTGCCACAATGACTCCCACTGTGGCTGCTGTTACCGCTGGTACTGTGCAGTACACCATCGTGTATGTGGTTGCCGACTCTAACGGTACGCAGTTTCCAGCATCCGCTTAATTGATCCAGGGGGCTTCGGCCCCCGCTTCACAGGAGATTAATTATGGCAATGCAAACAGACGTTAAGTCAGCGGCTGCGGCTGCTGGAGCGACTACTACTATCTTTGGTGGGCCCGCCCGCATTAAAGGTATATCAATCAGTTACTCAACGGGCGCAACGGTTGTATTAAATGACGGAACAGGCGGGACAGCTATGTTTTCATTCACTGCGCCAGCGGCGGCGGGTTCTATCTACATTCTGTTCCCTGGAGAAGGTATTAAATGTAATACCAACATCTCCGCAGTGGTAGGCGCAACAACAACCGCAGTGGTGTTCTATGGCTGATAAGAGCTTCAACTTGGTGGGACGCAAGCTTATGATTGCGATCCCTTGTTACGATGGTAAGGTCAACATCAAGACCTGCTTTGCCATAGCGCAACTTGTCCCCAAGTTGGACAAGATGGGTGTCCAGATTCATCTGGTGCACCTGTCTGGCTGCTCAATCATCACCAAGGCTCGGAACAAGCTGGTGATGAACTTCATGGACTCAGACTGCACTGATCTGCTGTTTGTAGACGCTGATGTGGTCATCAATGTGGACGCTGTAACCCGCTTGCTGGCTCTGTCTACAGACCGGGACATTGTGGCTGGGACGTACCCCCGCAGGGCAGCAGATGCCAAGTTCTTCCTAGACTTCTATCTGGATAAACACAACCAGTTGGAGTTTGACGAGAACGGCCTAATGCGGGTTGAGAGCGTGGCAACCGGGTTCATGTTAATCCGCCGCCATGTCATTGAGTCCCTGATCGCAGCTCACCCTGAGTGGAAGTACAAAGGCGACGGCGACGGCGCAGATGAGTACGCGGTCTTTGACTTTGCTATTGTCAATGGAGAGTACATTGGGGAAGACTACCTGTTCTGCCGCAGGGCCAGAGAGCACGGGTACAAGATTTACCTCGACCCAATGATCAGCTTGCCGCACATCGGCACACAAGAATTCACCCGTAACTTTGAGCAAGACGCTTTGCAACCACTCCTCAAGGAGCATGCAAAACCGCACTTGAAAGTAGCAAATGGCTAAGTCACCAGCATGGCAACGCAAAGAAGGCAAATCGGAGAAGGGCGGCTTGAACGCCAAAGGCCGAGCTTCCTACAACAAAGCCAATCCCGGCAAGCCGGGCTTGAAAGCACCGCAGCCCGAGGGCGGCAGCAGGCGCGACTCTTTCTGTGCAAGGATGACTGGGATGAAGAAAAAGCTCACATCCGAGAAGACAGCCAAAGACCCAAACAGCCGGATTAACAAGAGCCTTCGGGCTTGGAAGTGTTGAGATGGAACTGATGATATGGAATCTCTTGCTGACTACATTGCTCGGGTTGCTAGGTTGGAATCTGAGGGAGAAGTCAGCAGAGTTGGCAAGGATCACAATCCTTCTGAACAAGACTCGGGAAGAGCTTCCCAAAGAGTACGTGACGAAGGTAGACTTGCACACGGATATCAACAGAATAATGGACAGGTTGGACAGGTTAGAGAACAAAATTGACCTGTATATGAAAGAACAACGCAGTGCTATTAGCTAAGGAGCAATCATGAAGAAGCGCAAATTTAAATTTGATGATGGCGGTGATGTCGGTCTTGACGTTATGGATGAGACAGGCGCAGAGTCAAAATCAAAACGCAATCCAGAAACGGGTGAGTTGTATAACCCGGTGATGAAACGCAACAAAGAAACAGGTGAGATGTACACCTCAGAGATGAGTCCAAAAGCATCGAAGCCTCGTAGCAAGCCTGCGGCTAAACCTGCCCCTAAAGCTACTCCTAAAGCTGAAGAGCCCGCTGGTCAGATTCCTGGTCAGAGTGCAAAGGCTCCGGAGTCTTCTGGTGGTGAACGTAGCACTGAGACCAGCCGTAACATTGAAGCTGCTCTTGGAGCCACAGGTCTTGGCCTTGGCGCAGCAGCTGCCTTTAAATCACTCAAAGCACTGAAAGCTGCCCGAGATGCTAAGAAGCCGATGGAAACAGTGGCTAAACAAGCTTCGGAAGTCGCCGCTAAAGGTCGTGAAGAAGTTACCAACCCCCTGATGTGGATGGCTGGACCCAAGAAAGCCAGTAAATTTAAAGAACCCAAAAAAGGTATGTCTGAAGCTGATACTTCGGGTGGAGCAATTGGGTACAAGCGTGGCGGTGGAGTCTCCTCCGCATCATCTCGTGCTGATGGTATTGCCCAGCGTGGTAGGACCAAAGGTCGGATGTACTAATGCCTAGCTCATCGGGTAAGCAGCACAGGTTCATGGAGGCGGTGGCCCACAACCCATCGTTTGCCAAGAAAGTAGGAGTCCCACAGTCCGTGGGAAAAGAGTTCAGCAACGCCGATAAAGGCAAAACTTTTAGAAGAGGTGGTGATATGGCAGGCAAAATGAACCCCGGCATGATGGCCATGATGGCCAAGAAAAAATCTACAAAGATGGCCAGTGGCGGTATGCCCATGGTTATGAAAGACGGCAAGAAAATGCCAGCTTTTGCTGCTGATGGCGAAGGCAAAATGAAACACGGCGGCATGGCTAAAAAGATGATGGGCGGCGGCATGGCCTACGCCAAAGGTGGCTCTGCATCTAGTCGCGCTGATGGTATTGCTCAAAAAGGCAAGACCAAAGGCAAGATGATGGCTAAGGGCGGTCGCGCCTGCTAAAGGGGTAAATCATGGCTGATAGAAAAACCGCACGGCAAATAGCACGGGACATAAACGATGAGCAAAACATGCCGGTTACAAAAAAGTTTGTTGATACTGTGGGTTCACGGATAGACAAAATTGAAAACGAACCGGGCAGAGCAATTGCTACTGGATTGGGCTTGGCTGCTATGGGGCCGACAATAATAGCGGACCTTGCTCGAACTGCTGTGACAGGACGCAAGCCTAGAAGTAACGAAGATTTGAATGAATTGACCCGTGAGGTTTCTCGTGGGCAAGGGCAAGAAAAAGAAAAGTCTGGCACTGAAAAAGCGCGGGAAGCCGCTAGACAGATGCGGGAAGAAGAAAAGTACACCAAGGAAAGGCCAGAGCAGAAGTACGCCAAAGGCGGCATGACTGCTTCCAAACGTGCAGATGGCATTGCTACCAAGGGTAAAACCCGTGGGAAGTTTGTATGATTGCTAGTCGCGGCATGGGGGCCATGAACCCGTCCAAGATGCCCAAAGGCGTTAAGAAGGCCCGTCGGGATGACACTAACTTTACTGAGTACGCTGAAGGCGGAACGGTGAATGCGGCTGGAAACTACACTAAGCCGGGCATGCGTAAACGGATTGTGTCTCAGGTAAAAGCTGCGGCTACACAGGGAACAGGCGCGGGTCAGTGGTCAGCCCGTAAGGCACAACTTGTGGCTAAGAAGTACAAAGCTGCTGGTGGGGGATACAAAGATTGAAAGCACCGCAGACTTCCCTTAAAAACTGGGGTGACCAGAAATGGCGTACCAAGTCGGGGAAGCCCTCGTCAAAAACAGGTGAGAGATACTTACCTGAAGCAGCAATCAAGTCTTTGTCTTCTTCGGAGTACGCAGCAACCACCAAAGCCAAACGTGCGGGTAAGGCGGCAGGTAAACAGTTTGTGGCGCAGCCCAAAAACATTGCAAAGAAAACGGCAGGATTTAGATGACCACAACCGGCTCCACAGCGTTTAACCCTGACTTCACGGAGATTGCCGAGGAAGCGTGGGAGAGGGCTGGCCGTGAGATGCGCTCTGGTTACGATCTGCGTACTGCACGCAGGTCTATGAACCTGATGACCATTGAGTGGGCCAACCGTGGTCTAAACATGTGGACGATTGAGGCTGGGTCTTTCCCGCTGGTGCAGGGGTTGAACACGTACCCGCTGCCGTTGGATACGATTGACCTGCTGGATCATGTGATCCGCACGGGCGGCAACAGCGCCACCACTCAAGCTGACTTGTCCATCACGCGTATTAGTGTTTCTACCTACGCCACAATCCCCAACAAATTAACCCAAGCCCGGCCTATTCAGGTCTGGATTCAACGTCTGTCTGGTGAGACCAGCACGACCACTTTGACTTTGGCGAGCACCATTACCAGCACAGCCACCACACTTACTCTAAGTTCGACTGTGGGACTGGCATCATCTGGCTACATCAAGCTGGACAATGAGACCATGTACTACGGCTACATTGACGGGAACACTTTGAACAGTGTGTTTCGCGGGCAAAACAACACTACGGCAGCGGCTCACACCGCCTCAACAGCCGTCTATGTGCCCCAGCTACCCGCTGTGACTGTGTGGCCAACCCCTGATGGGTCTACCTCATACGAGTTTGTCTATTACCGCATGCGTCGAGTTCAAGACGCTGGTGCTGGTGTGGAGACTGCGGACATGAATTTCCGCTTCCTGCCGTGCGTTGTGGCGGGCTTGGCGTACTACATTGCAATGAAGGTTCCTGAACTACAAGGGCGCATGGACATGCTCAAAGCGGTCTATGACGAGCAGTTCAACCTTGCCGCAGGTGAAGACCATGAGAAAGCCGCGATCCGCTTAGTGCCCAGGCAGTCCTTCATCGGGGGGAGTACTCCGTAATGGGTAATCGGTTCTCCTCTGGCAAGTTTTCAATTGCCGAGTGCGATCGGTGCGGGCAGCGTTTTAAACTCAAGCAGCTTAAAAACGAGGTCATTAAGACCAAGCTGTTCCAGATCAAGGTGTGCCCAGAGTGCTGGGACCCAGACCAACCGCAGTTACAGTTGGGTATGTATCCGGTGGATGATCCTCAAGCGGTTCGTCAACCCCGTCCGGATACGACTTATGTGACTTCGGGTATTAACGTGGGTGGGTTTCCATCTGGTGGGTCAAGAGATATTCAGTGGGGCTGGAGGCCGGTGGGTGGGTCTAGCTTCTTTGATGTAGATTTAACGCCAAACTACTTGGTGGCAACGGCAAGTGTTGGTACAGTAACGGTAAGCGTAACTTAGGAGCGAACATGGACAAGAAAGATATGGCACAAGACAAGGCTATGATTAAAAAAGCCTTTTCACAGCACGACGCCCAAAAACACAAGGGTGGCAAGGGCACTGCCTTGAAACTTAAAAAAGGTGGGCCCACCAGCATGGACCGTAAAACATACGGGAAGAATCTTTCTCGCGCAATGAACCAGAAATCTGGGAGCAAGTAATGGGTAAATTCAGCAAAAAGATGATGGGTAAAGAGGTTGGTTCTGCCAGCGTCTATGCTCAACCGCACACCATGGACGGCAAACCCGGTGTACCTATGCGCCCCAAAAACCCCATCAGCCGCAAAGCTGATTGGACTCCCATGGACGGCGTGAGCATTGGCATCAATGACGAAGTCAAAACCAGCGGTATCAAGATGCGTGGTACTGGCGCGGCCACCAAAGGTGTGATGTCACGAGGCCCAATGGGTTGATATAACCATGGCACTGACTTATGCCCAGCTTGTAGTCGCTGTCAGCGATTATTGTGAAAACACGTTCAACACAACGGACATGAACACAATGATCAAGCAGGCGGAGCAGCGTATCTACAACACTGTCCAGATTGCAAACCTTCGCAAGAATGTGACAGGAACGCTCACGGCTAGTAATAAGTATTTGGCGTGTCCAGATGATTTCTTGTCTGTGTATTCGCTGGCTATCTATCCAAGCGGCGGGGGGAGCTACATCTACTTGCTCAACAAAGATGTGAACTTCATGCGGGATGCGTATCCCAACCCCGCCACAACGGGTACACCCAAGCATTACGCCATTTTTGGCCCTCAGTCTACCAATGTGAACGAGTTGTCGTTCATTGTTGGCCCAACACCAAACACCGCCTATGGCGCTGAACTGCATTACTACTACTACCCAGAGTCTATTGTGACCGCCTTGACCACATGGTTGGGGGATAACTTTGATTCTGCGCTGCTGTACGGAACTCTGTGCGAGGCTTACACCTACATGAAGGGTGAGCCAGACATGGTTGCATTGGTCAATCAACGGTATGTCCAGGCGATTGCTCTGCTCAAAAACTTGGGTGACGGCAAACAGCGTATGGATGCTTATCGTGACGGGCAAGTTAGGGTTTCTGTATCGTGAGTATTGTCCAAACCCAAACCACCAGCTTCAAGGCTCAGCTTTATCAGGGCATCCATGACTTGACCACGGATGTGATCAAGATTGCTCTGTACACAGGCAATGCCAATCTAAACGAGGACACCACGGTGTATACCTCAACCGCTGAAGTGGCGGCTACAGGCACTTATGTGGCTGGTGGAGCAACAATGACCGGCATCACGGTCAGCACATCTGGCTATACGGCCTATGTAGGGTTTGACAATGTATCGTGGACAGCGGCCCTGACGGCCCGATGCGCCTTGATCTACAACTCGACCCAGGGCAATAAATCGGTAGCCGTGCTGGACTTTGGGTCTGACAAAACATCAACCACCACGTTTTTAATCACAATGCCAGCCAACACATCAACTACAGCATTGATCAGGAGTTCAAATTGATAGTCACAACCACCAAAGGCGATATGGATGATTCCTTGCTTGAGAAGCGGGAAGGAACCGTGGACAATGACAATGAACTGACCACTTGGGTTGAGTATTGGTTGGAGGGCGAACTTGTACATCGTTCTGCCCATGTCCAGTTGAAGAAAATGCCGGTTTTTGCCGGTGCTGAAGCCGCATCAATAGGTTAAAGGAAACATCATGGCAAACACACAATCAATGACCACTTCGTTTATGGGTGAGTTGCTGACAGCAACGCACAACTTTGGCACTGCTCCCACACGGGGCACTAGCGCTACTGACACGTTTAAAGCTGCGCTGTATCTAACTTCAGCCACTTACAATGCCGCAACTACGGCATATTCCGCTACTGGGGAAGTGTCAGGTACTGGGTATACAGCGGGTGGGGTAGCCGTAACGGCTGCAACTCCTCCTACGGCAACCAATAGTTCTGCAACCGCTGGCGTAGCCTTCTTCACTCCTTCGGCTTCAATCACCTATACCACGGTAACTTTGACCACGGCGTTTGATGCGGTGTTAATCTATAACTCAACACAAAGCAACAAGGCGGTCAGTGTCCACACCTTTGGCTCCCAGACGATCACGGCTGGAACCTTCACCTTGACGATGCCCTCCAACACCACATCAACCGCTTTGTTGCGCTTGGCTACCACCTAAGAGGTAGTTCATGTCTCTTGGCTGGGGTGACGGTACATGGAGTAGCGGCCCTTGGGGTGGAGGGACGGTATATCCAACAGGCAATGAGGCAAATGGCTTTGTTGGATCAGTCTCGCCTGAACTGATTCTTGCCCTAACGGGCGTGTCAGCTTCTGGTGCAGTTGGGACGATGGCTCCCAGCACATCAGAAGGCGAGGATGGCGATGTAGCTTTTGGTGAGGTTGGCAGTGTAGGGACAGCCCTAGAGATTGCCCTGTTTGGTGTTACTGCGGCTGGGGCGGTTGGAACGGTTGACCACGGCAAAGAGATTGCCCTGAGTGGCAACTTGGCTACCGGCGATGACGGGACTGTGGCGGTAGGGACTCGTTCTCTGGCGTTGACGGGCAATGCAGCATCTGGGGCGGTTGGAACCGTTATTGGGGACAAAGCAACGGCCCTGACTGGGGTTTCAGCATCTGGGGCGGTTGGCACAGTTGTCCAGAGCGCACAGGTTGAACTGACCGGGAATTTTGCGTCTGGCTTCCCCGGCGGGGTTATTGTCCCAATGAACAGTAACCAAGCGGATGGGGCGGTTGGAACAGTTGTCAAAGAGGTGTCGATTGCCCTGACAGGTGTCTCAGCAGATGCGGCAGTTGGAACCATGTCGATGGCGGCAAGGACATTTGCCCTGACAGGTGTAAACGCAACAGGATCGGTGGGCAGTGTGATTGCCGTCTACTGGAAGATCATAGATGACACGCAGATACCTTCGTGGCAAAATATCAACAACCCGCAGACACCGGGCTGGGGAGATGTATCAGATGTACAGACTCCAGCTTGGGCAGAAGTCGTAACTTGAGGTTTAAACATGGCAACAGCAGCAACATCACTATTGGGTTTGGCCCTTCCGGTCACGGGAGAGCTAAGTGGCACATGGGGCGACACGGTCAACAACAGCATCACGGCGCTGTTGGACACGGCTATTGCAGGCACAACCACCATCACCTCTGATGCGGATGTAACGCTCACCACTACAACCCTTGCTGCCAACACATCACGGCAAGCTGTTCTTCTGTGGACGGCCAGCGGGACAGCTACCCGCACCATCACGGCCCCGGCTCAATCCAAGATATACATCGTCATCAACAAGACCGGTAGCACCCAGAGCATCAAGCTGGTGGGCGTAGGCCCAACCACCGGGGTCACCATCGTTGCCAATGAATACGCAGTCTGTGCGTGGAACGGCACTGACTTCATCAAGATCAGCAACACCAACGGGGCGGTATCGTTTACCACCCTGACAGCAACGGCTGACTCCAGCTTCACCTCCACGGGTGCATTGACGATCAGCAAGGGAACGACTGGGCAACAGCCCGGCTCGCCTGTAACGGGCATGATGCGCTACAACAGCACGACCAATCAGTTTGAAGGCTACAGCGGGGCATCTCCTGCTTGGAAATCAATTGGTGGATCGGCTCTTAGCAACGACACCAGCACCGCAAGCAACTTGTACCCAGTGTTTGCCGGGGCAACGACAGGCACGGCAGAGAACCTGTACACCGGGAACGCTTTCCTGCTGTACAAGCCCTCCACGGGTGAATTCCAAGCCAGAGTGCCAGTGGCAAGCAACGGGATTGTGGTGAACAGTTTGACGGTGGCTACCAGCTACACAATTGCGGCTGGGTATTCAGGCTCATCCGCAGGCCCGATCACTATTTCTGGCGGTGCTGTAGTTACTGTTTCCAGCGGCTCACGCTGGGTTGTCCTTTAAGGAAAGAATATGAGTTCAATTGTTGTTTCAGGCGATACATCAGGGGCAGTGACTCTGAGCGCACCAGCAGTGGCTGGTACTGTGACTGTGACCTTGCCGTCCACATCGGGGACGATGGCATCTTTGGCCTCTGTAACTGCCAACGGTGTGGCTTATATTAATTCCAGCGGTCAGCCAACATCGGGCAGTTCTCTGACTTGGGATGGCACAAATTTAACTGTAAATACAGGCACTGTCTCTGCAACTTATGGAAAACTTACTGTTGCTGGTGGCATAAGCATTACACCAGATTCATCCTCAAAATTTCAAATTGGTAGATACAGTGCGGGTGTGCCTTACAGCTACATCAAGATGGGGTCAACATCGTCTGGATTGAAATTCACAGACCCTGCGGATTCAGTGGATTTAATGACCCTTGACTCCAGCGGTAACTTGGGATTGGGTGTTACGCCTAGTGCTTGGAGTTTGGGTAAAGCAATTGAAGTTGGATATGTTGGTCATGGCATTTGGGGTAATGCTACCAACGAAACAATTTTGATGACCAATGCTTATTACAATTCTGGTTGGAAATATTCAGCAAACAGCCAGTATGCAACGCAGTATGCACAGCGTGATGGACAACATGCTTTTTACAACGCTCCACAAGGCGGCGTTTCTTCAATAGGAACGGCTATTACTTGGACTCAAGCAATGACGCTTGATGCTAGTGGTAACTTGCTGGTGGGGACTACGAGTGGGTCTAACCACATAATTTATAAAAATGCTGCTGTTGCTTCAAGAATTATTGCTTTTCAAGGTGAAAACAGCGGCGCATATACATCTGTTGCATGGGCTACGGCAGACAACCAAGGTTGGAACGGGGCAAATACTGTTCAAATAATTGGTAAAAATACTGGAACTGGTCGCTCAATCAATGCCGCAGGAACTGTAAACGCATCAGGCGCAGACTATGCTGAATACATGACCAAGGCTGACGACTTTACTATTGCCAAAGGTGATGTTGTTGGTATTAATGTTGAAGGTAAGCTGACTAATGTATTTGCTGACGCTGTGTCATTTGTTGTTAAATCAACAGACCCATCTTATGTTGGCGGTGATACATGGGGAGTCGGGTTAGCTGGAGATGAATTAGAAGATGCTCGTCAAGTTGTTGACCGTATTGCTTTTGCGGGTCAAGTTCCCGTTAATGTGACAGGCGCAATTGCTGGTCAATATATTGTTCCCGTGAACGACAATGGCGCTATCAAAGGCGAAGCAGTCAGTAACCCAACTTTTGAACAGTATCAACAAGCGGTCGGAAAAGTCATTGCAATTGAAGCCGATGGCCGAGCACGCATTATTGTGAAGGTGGCGTAATGAAACAACAAGCCCTCATCACCCAACTGCAAGCCGATGTAGCGGCACTTAAAGGAGCCGCATAATGGCCTCATCAATCAACGCATCCACTACCGCCGGGGTAGTAACGACTGCTGACACCAGCGGGGTGTTAAACATCCAAACTGCTGGGACAACGGCGGTTACTGTAGACGCTTCACAAAGGGTGGGGATTGGTACTGCTTCTCCTGCCACAAAACTGAACATCTCAAGCGCAGGTGCTGATGTGGAAGTTCGTGCGTCTACAACAACTTCTGGAAATGTGCGTTTTGGTTTTGATGCTGATGGTGCATATTACAACTGGATTCAAACAAACCGATCTAGCGGAGCCATTCAGTTTGCAATTTCGAATTCTGAAGTTATGCAGATTAATGCCGTTGGTGGTCTTAAAGTCATAAATACCATTGGCGTTGGTAACGCAACCCCCTCAACCTCTGGTGCTGGCATCACCTTCCCCGCAACTCAATCAGCATCAACTGACGCAAACACGCTAGATGATTATGAGGAGGGGACTTGGACGCCTAGTTTAGGAGGAAATACAACTTACGGAAGACAGCAAGGTACTTATACAAAAATTGGCCGCATCGTTTACATCACTGGAAGAATTGATTTGACTTCATTAGGGACTGGATCAAATTCCACAATATCAGGATTGCCATTTACATCAAAAGCAAATTTTCAAGAACAAGGCTTATCCGTTGGATATTTTGGAGACCTAGCAGTAAACACTACTTTTTTAGCACCTCGTGTCATAGGTAACTCCACAACAATAACTGCCGTTGGAATTGCCTCTTCTGGCGCAACAATGAGTGCACTAAACATTTTTGGAAATTCAACAGTTTTAATTTTTACTGGCTGTTACGAAATAGCATAAATTATCTGCATTGAATTAAACAAATGGACTTTTAAAAAGGAACCACCATGCCAATCACCAAAACCACCTCAATCGATCAAATCACCGTCACTGAGAATGGCACTGTTCTCTACCGTGAAGCCACCAAGATCATGGAAGATGGCAACGAACTGAGCAAGACCTACCATCGTTCAAGCCTTGCGCCGGGTCAAGACTTGACGGGTATCCCTGCCAATGTCGTTGCAATCTGCAATGTGGCTTGGACTGCTGAAGTCATTGCGGCGTATCAAGCACAAGCACAACAAGCTGGAGCATAACCATGTCACTGATTCTTTCTGGAACAGACGGGCTGTCGGATGTTGACGGTTCTGCCGCAACCCCTGCTATCAGGGGAACGGACGCAAACACAGGCATCTTCTTCCCTGCGGCTGACACCATTGCCTTTGCTGAAGGCGGTGTGGAGTGTGCAAGGTTTGATAGCTCTGGTAACTTTGGCTTGGGTGTTACGCCTAGTGCTTGGATAAGTGTTTATAAAGGTTTGCAAATAAATGAAGCATTTTTTGGTTCACAAAACAATGCTCAAGTGGCTCATGTGCAGACAAATACATTTGTAAATAGTGCTGGAGATTACAAATATATTGCAACCAATTACGCAAGTCGATACAGACAGTTTAATGGTCAGCATGAGTGGTACAACGCCCCCTCTGGCACAGCAGGAAACACAGTCACCTTCACCCAAGCAATGACGCTTGATGCTAGTGGGAATTTGGGTGTTGGTACTACAAGTCCTGCAACTAAATTCAACGTTGCTGATTCCTCTAATAACTGCACGATAACAGTAACTAACTCATCGTCTAATTTTCAAATTCAGTCCAATACCAATGACGGTTACTTTAACTTAAACGGTAGTGGAAACATTATTTTTAGAAGCGGAACACCTTCAGTTACAGAACGCGCCCGTATCGACTCCAGCGGTAACTTGCTGGTGGGGACTACGACAGGGGCATCATCAACATCAGCATTAATGCAACTTAAAAAGGGTGGCGTTCAATGGGATACCGGCCCTAATGGTAGTAATGGTGGTTTTAATGTATTAAAAGATGGAACAACAGGTGTTTATTTAACAAGCGGTGCTACGGCTTGGTCTGGTCTTTCTGATGAAACAATGAAAGATATTATTGAGCCGATTGAAAACGCATCACAAAAAATATCGACACTTAGAACTGTAATTGGCAAATACAAAACAGATGAAGAAGGAACACGCAGGGCTTTCTTGATTGCACAAGATGTTAAAGAAGTTTTGCCAGAAGCAGTTAATGAAAACGAAAATGGAAAACTGGGCTTGCAATACACAGATGTAATGCCCTTGTTGGTCGCCGCAATCAAAGAACAACAAGCCATCATTCAATCACTCACCGCCCGTATAACTGTTTTGGAGAACAAATGATAAAACTAGAACTGCCAATTGACGCTGTAAACATGATCCTTGGGGCTTTGGGGGAACTCCCAGCCAAGACCAATGCAATGGCTTTGATGTTGCACATCAAGGAACAGGCTGACCCCCAAGTGCCACCTGAAACCGTGGAGCAGCCATTGACCCAATAACGGCGTTTGCCCTGTGCAAAGGGGCATATGAAGGAATCAAGGGCTGTATCAGCGTTTACCAAGACCTGAAGAAAACCGGGTCTGATCTGTCAAAGATCACAGGTGAAGTTGGTTCAGCCCTTTCAAGTTTTTTCAAGGGCCACGCAGAGTTGGAGGCCAGCCATGAAAAGGCCCAGTATCAGCGTGAAGAGAATCAAAAGAAGGGGGTCAAAGACGATCTTGCCACACAAGCCATAGACAATGTGATGTATCTGCGGCAGACCAAGCAGTTCTATGCCGATCTTGAGAGAATGGTGCGCTGGGAGATGGGTCAACCCGATCTCTGGCGTGAAATTGTTGAAGAGTATCAAAAGCTGTTGGATCAGAAATCGGAGCAGGCGGCACGGGAGTTGCACGAAAAGCGGGTGAAGGCATGGCGGCGACAAAGGTTAAAAAATCAGATATTGGACAGGGTGCTGGAAACGCTGGTGGTGGTTTTCGTAATCGGATACCTGATATGCCTAATGTGGATGATCAGTCTTCATCATCGGGGTCGTTTGGATACCTTTTTGTCCTGACACTGTTTGCACTGGTCTTTGTGCTGATGATCCCTCTGGTGGGGATGCTATATGTGGATACCATGGTTGTGAAACGGGAGGCCAAGGCCCAGATGGAGAAGGTGGAGAAGCTGCGTAAACAGGTTGAAGAAGATGCCAAACGAGAAGCCGAACCCAGATGACACCTTGAGCAAGGTGCTGGCCTATGTGGACAGCCCATTCAAGCTAATCGCCATCCTGGTGATGGGGGTGGTAACGTTTACAGGGTATTTTCTTTGGCAGAACCAAGAATTGTTGGTGGGGGCATACCGGGAGAACCAGAAGATGCCCTCCATTGCAGAAGACAGAATTGAGGATGCGGCGTCACACCTGTTCAAGCATACTGGGGCAGTGGTTGTGGCAGTGTTCAAGGTCAACCCCATGTTTGGCACACGGGTGCTACACAGAGCCTACACAAAGGAAGGCCGGGACAAGATTAATGACGGGCTGGACATTGGGCTGTTTACATCCAATGCGGCCAACAACAAGGATGTGGTGGCGCTGATGGCGGGGGAGATACCCTGCGGCAGCTACACCCAGGCGCAGAGTGAGATTGGCCTTTGGTACATTGAGAAGGGAATGACCTATGGGTGTAGAGTGGGTGTTCCACCTGACCCCAGCAGGTTCATTGGACAGATTACCGTTGGATGGGCCGAACAGCCTGAAGACATGGAAAAGATTAACAACCTGCTGCTCATAGCGGCAACAATGCTTTCAAGGAGTAAACAGTAATGCTGACCCTATTTTCAACCCTGATCTCTTTCCTGATGGGTGGCTTGCCCAAGTTGCTGGAGTTCTTCCAAGACCGCAGCGACAAGAAGCATGAGATGGCCCTGGCCCAGCTTCAGATTCAGCGGGAGTTGGAGATGCGAAAACTGGGCTTTGAGGCCCAAGAGCGGGTCGAGCATATCAAGTCAGAGCAACTGGAGATGGAAACCAAATCCAATGAGAAGCAAGCCCTGATCGGCGCTCAACAGGCTGAGATGCAGGCCATATACGCTCACGACACTAGCTTAAATGAAGGCACAAGCACTTGGATGAAAAACCTGCGTGCCAGCGTGCGCCCGGTCATTACCTACGGCTTCTTCCTGCTTCTGGTGGGCATTGACTGTGCCTTGATCTGGCATGGCTTCACCAACAGCGTAAGCTTTGCGGAAATGGCAAACCAACTGTGGGATGATGAAACCCAGGCTCTGTTCGCTTCGATTATTGCGTTTCACTTCGGTGGCAGGGCGTTCGGCAAATGAAGCTCAGCCCAGAGGCCATCAAGGTCATCTGTCACCATGAGGGCATTCGATACAAGCCGTATCGGTGCCCAGCCCTGCTTTGGACAATAGGAGTTGGACATGTACTTTACCCAGACCAAGCTAAGATACCAATGGATCAAAGAGGAGCTTACCCGCTTCGGCCAGAAGATAACCGGGTTTTTTCAAAGGATGAAGTAGATGGGATTCTCAGAAGCGATCTTGCAAGGTTTGAGCGTGGAGTGGCTCAGTTCTGCCCCGTTCCCCTTACACAAGGTATGTATGATAGCCTTGTTAGCTTTAGTTTCAATGTCGGTCTTGGAACACTCCAGCGTTCAACGCTTCGTCAGAAGCTGCTTCGGGGCGATAAAGCGGGTGCTGCGGAAGAACTCTTGAAGTATTGCATGGCTGGTGGGAAAATACTCAAAGGGCTGCAAAATCGGCGTATCGATGAACGAGCCATGTTCTTGTCATAAGGTAGACCATGCCACTCAAAAAGATTCAACTCAAGCCCGGTGTAAACAGAGAAAACACACGTTACACCAGTGAGAATGGGTGGTATGACTGCGACAAGATTCGCTTTCGCCAGGGTACGCCAGAAAAAATTGGTGGCTGGCAACAAATCTCTGCAACCACGTTTCTTGGGTTTTGCCGCTCTCTGTGGGCCTGGGTGACTCTGGGCAATTTAAACCTGCTGGGTGTTGGCACAAACCTGAAGTTCTACATTGAGCGGGGCGGTGTTTACAACGACATCACTCCCATCCGTGAAACGGTAACCCTGACCAACCCGTTTACAGCAACAAATGGCTCCACCACCATTACGGTGGCTGACACAGCCCACGGGTGCATTACAGGCGATTACGTCACCTACAGTGGCGCAGGTATTACCGGCCTTGGCGGGAACATTACCGCCGCAGTCCTAAAGGGTGAATTCCAGGTTACGGTCATTAACATAAACAGTTACACCATCACGGTGTCGGCCACAGCCAATGCCACAGATGCGTCAGGCTCTCCCGGTGGTGGGTCAGTCGTTACCCAGTACCAAATCAACACTGGGCCTTCATTCACTGTTCCGCTGACAGGCTGGGGCACTGGCCCTTGGGGCTATGGAACATGGGGTAACGGCCAAGTACAGACCGATGCTATGCGGTTGTGGAGTCAAGTTAACTTCGGTCAGGACTTAATATTTGGCCCACGGGTTGGGGCTATTTATTATTGGAACGCCAACCTTGGCGTGGCGGCTTCAGAGTTCACAGTGACCATCGCAAACCCTGCGGTTGTAACGTTTGCCTCTTTGAGCGGAATTCCCAATGGAACAGCAATCCAACTCACCACTACGGGTGCTTTGCCAACTGGCTTGGCTGTAGGCACGGTCTACTATGTGGCTGGCTCCTCTGGGGCAACCTGTAATCTGACCGCCACCTTTGGCGGTGTAAACATTATCACCACCGGGACACAGTCTGGCACTCATTCTGTCTCTCCACGGGGCATAAACATCGTCAGTTTGGCAAGCGCTTCTGCTTGCCCAATCATCCAAAACTACATCACGGTGTCTGATACAAGCCGGTTCGTGTTTGCTTTTGGAACTAATGACTACGGCTCAACCACTCAAGACCCCATGCTGATCCGTTGGTCTGATCAGGAATCTGTGGTGAACTGGACACCTGCCGCCACCAATCAGGCCGGTAGCCTTCGCCTGTCACATGGCTCTGAGATCATTACAGCCATGCAAGCCCGTCAAGAGGTGCTGGTCTGGACGGACTCATCCTTGTATTCCCTGCAATATGTTGGTGCGCCCGTTGTGTGGGGTTCTCAGCTTGTGGGCGACAACGTTTCCATAGCATCTGAAAACTCAGTGGCATATGCCAACGGCGTGGCCTACTGGATGGGCGTGGACAAGTTCTACAAGTACCAGGGAACAACCCAGACTCTGAACTGTGACCTGTGGCAGTATGTCTTCCAAGACATCAACAAGCAGCAGTTTGATCAAGTGTTTGCTGGGACAAATGAAGGCTTCAATGAAATCTGGTGGTTCTACTGCTCGGGCACAAGCACCACGGTGGACAGCTATGTGATCTTCAACTACGCAGAAAACCAAGGCCAGGGCTGTTGGTACTACGGCTCTTTGGCCCGTACAGCATGGCTGGACTCTGGTTTGAGGGACTACCCTCTTGCTGCCACCTATGAGAGAAATCTGGTTGACCATGAGGTTGGGGTGGATGACAACACCACTGGAACGGCTGTGGCAATGGAGTCCTTCATTACCTCCGCAGAGTTTGATGTGGAAGACGGGGACAGGTTTGGGTTTATCTGGCGTGTGTTGCCTGATGTGAAGTTTGTTGGCTCTACCGCAGCAAACCCCCAGATGACCATGTATCTCAAGCCCATGCAAAACTCAGGTTCTGGGTACAACAGCCCCTCATCATTAGGTGGGTCAGACAACGCCACTGTCACTCGCACGGCAACTGTTCCAATTGAAGCGTTTACAGGTCAGGTGTACATCAGGGTGCGTGGCCGTCAAATAGCCATGGAGTACAGGTCAACCACCTTGGGCGTTCAGTGGCAAGCTGGATCACCACGGATTGACATTCGTCAGGATGGCAGACGATGACTGACATTCGCAAGTTTGTAGCGCCTGCGCTATCAACTGTACCCCCTGAGTATGAGAAGGTAAACGAAGATTTGTTTCGCAATATGTTGCGCCTGTACTTCAATCAGATTGACAGCGCAACCCAGCAACTCATCACAAACAACAACCTGCTGTATTCTGTTTACACGGTAGCTACCCTGCCCAGCGCGGTAACCAGCGGCAAGGGCGCTAGGACATTTGTGTCTGATGCTCTGGCTCCAGTGTTTGGAGCAACGGTAGTGACAGGTGGCGCTGTAGCCACCCCTGTGTATTCAGACGGCACAAATTGGAAGGTTGGTTGATATGGGATTTTTCCAAGACCCCGCCGGGGCTACAACAGCATTTTTCAATGATCCTGGTTCGGCGACTCCTGGGAATATTGTCCCTGGCCTAGACAACCCATTCCAAAGCGGGAAGACTGTTTGGCTACCCGGTGCTGGTGGTTTAAACCCACTCAACTCTCAATCCGCAGTTGGTCAACTGACCAAAGATTTGGGCGCACTAAACCCATACAACCCTGACTCTGTTGCTGGCAAAGTTGTCAACAATATTGGCAAGGACATGGCCGCAGACCCGGCCAAATGGATTGCTATTGCGGCGGCTGTGGCAACGGGTCAGGTCTATTTAATCCCATACATCAACGGAGCGGCGGCTGTTACCAAGAAGAACAGTAGCCCCGAAGAATGGCTCACTGAAGGGGCTAAAGCTTACGTTATCTCTGCCGGGGGTGAGTACGTTGCAAACAATGTAACTGGCGTTGGCCCCCAAACAGACATTACCACGGGCGAGACATTTGCAGGCACGGGCGTGACCGGAGCAACAGAATCGGCCAAAGCCGGAGCGATTGCAGGGAACATCTCCAGGAACATCTTTGCCACCGCCGCACGCCAAGGCAATACAGATATAAACAGCGCTCAAATTGTCACCGGGGCAATCACCAGCGAAGCGTTAAACGAAGCGTTTAAACAAATGCCTGGGTTTGATGGGCTAAGCAAGGCAGAGCAGTCAGCCACAGTCAATGCATTTAAAACGGCATTCAACAAAGACAGCAACGCCGCCTACCAACTGTTCAATCAGGGGTTTGATGCCACCATAAAAGGTTTAGACAAAGCAGCCAAATCACTTGGATATAAAGATTTAGGTCAGCAAAACGCCGTCAATAATTTTGTTCAAGATCAAGGTAGCACGGAAGACATTGATGCTTTAAAACAATATGAGCAAAAGATTCAGGATGCCTATGGCGCTTATACGCCATTAAAAGAAAAAAACGATGCTTGGTTTGCTAAGAACGATGCCTATGGCGCTTTATTGAATAAATATAACGCAGTCAGGCTAGACCCTTCATACCCATACGGGGAAAAAATGGGCATGTACAACTCATTGAATAATCAATGGGGCTGGCTACAAGACCCTAGTAACTACCACACGCCAGATGTAGTGGCGGCGGCAGAGCAAACGTATAAAGCTGCACAAGCCGATGCTGAACCATTTATTAAAAGTGTATCAACTCTTCAAGAGCAGGGCTGGGACAATCTTGCCCAGCAAAAGGCGGCAACAGCGGCTGGATTTACAACGCCTGAAGCCTACGATACACACCTGACGGACAAAAAAGCCGCAGAAGAAGCCGAGACTCAACGCAAAGCGGACGAGGAATCTGCTGCCCAAACTAAAGCGCAGGAAGAAGCCGCCGCTGCTCAAGCTAAAGCCCAAGCAGACGCGCAAGCAGCCATAGATGCGGAGACCGCTCGAGCGGCACAAGAAGCCAAAGAAGCCGAAGAACAGGCCAAACGTGTTGCGGACTTTGGCAAAGACCTGCCCGGTGGGGGCGTTCAAGACTTAGGACCCGTAGATACAAACACAGGTTTCTATGACAAAGACTCTTCTGGGATGGGCGCGTACAAGTACGATCCCACATCTGGAACCTACACGTATACAAGTGATGATGGTTCTACGCTGACGCTTGACGGTGACGGTAATATCACTGGTGTTACAGAGGCCACAGACACATCTTGGGCTGGGTTGACTGATGAAAAAACAGGCAATATAAGGCTACCAAAACTTCCAAGCGGCGTAATTCCGTCTGTCAAGTTACCAACCAAAAAACCCACAACCACAACGCCAACTACAACGCCAACGTCAACTGACCCTCTTGCCGCAATCATGGGGCAGCAACAAACTCCGGTAACCTATCAGACGGTTATGCCTGAACTGGCTAAAGTGTTCTATGGCGGGAAAGACTTTTCTAGTACGCCCCAAAAACTAGATGAACAAGGGCAGTTGGTGCAAAAGAACCCCCTGCTAGGTGGGGCTAAACCTCAAACGGCATCTCCCCTTGCACTACAAGACGGATCAGAGGAAAATGACGTTACAAAGTTACTGTCGCAAGTCTTGGGTAAAGAGAGTGACCAAAACTCACAGCAAGATTTTATGAATTATTTTGGAAGGAATTAATATGGCTGGGCGCTATGAAATAACTGGAGTAAATGAAGAGGGTGACAATATCTACGAGTGGGTAGATTTAGACCAAGACGCAGCAGATTTAAATACTGCTCTGGATGAAAATAAATTTTCCACTGCAACGCAGATGGATGACTATTGGCAGAACGCGTACACGCTTGACCCAAAAACAGGTGAAATTAGGACGGACACAGACCCTATTACTGGTCTTGCCAAAGACACCCCTGACTGGCTTAAATACTTAAACGCCGGGGGGGATGCGGCAAAGAAAGTTCTTTCAGGCGGTTACGGAATGCCAGCGCAGTTGGCTGGATATGCTGCTCTAGGCGCGGCGGCAAAGAAACTGGGGCTTGTCAACGATGGGCAGCAGGGTATCTATAAAGGATACGAAGGCGGTATCCCCAGTTTAGTTGCTGAGCGCCAACAAGTGCCACTGGGCGACACCACAAATTACCGTCCTGGCCAAGGTGGGCGCACTTACTTTACGCCAACAAAATACGTGGCCCCAGGTAATGCTGGCATAGCGCAAGCTGCTCAAACTCAAGAAGCTAAAAATATTGCGGCCCAACAAGTACCCGTAACGCCCACACAATCAAGTGCGCCCACACAATCAAGTGCGCCTACTGGGGGTATTAACGACTTGCTTAGGCAGACGCAAACCCGAGAACCTGCATACAAAGAAGGCGACTATTCAATTCAAAATTATTTGCGTAGTCCTGCTTATCAGGACTTTATGAAAACACTTCCTGCGGAGCAGACCGCTGACATGCGGCAATCTAAGTATGGGTTTGAACCCGGCAGTGGAAGCATGGTTGGTCCAAGAGACGAAGCCTATGAACAGTGGGCGGGCAAAAACCTACCAAAAATGGCGGCTGGCGGGGGAATCTCTGCGCTGGGTGGTTACTCAGACGGCGGGCGTATGCTCCGTGGCCCAGGGGATGGCGTATCTGACTCGATCCCTGCTACTATTGGGGGAAAGCAACCTGCTCGCCTTGCAGATGGGGAGTTTGTCATTCCTGCACGAATTGTTTCTGAGATCGGTAACGGCTCTTCTGAAGCAGGTGCGCGTAAGCTCTATGCAATGATGGACCGCATCCAAAAAGCTCGCAAGAAGAGCATTAAAAACGTTGCTGCCAACACCAAGGCAGACAAGTATCTTCCAAGATAAGGGGCAATCATGGCAGGCGAAACACCAACACCGGGCGCACAAGGCTCTCCTCAATCAAGAGGGACGAACACATCCACTCTTTCTGAGTATGCTGGCCCATATGTAACGGGGATGCTGGGTAAAGCCCAAGCCCTGTCAGAGACACCCTATCAAACATACCAAGGCCCGCTGACTGCTGGCCCCGGGCAGATTCAACAAAACCTGTTTAGTGGTATTGGTGGCTTAACAGTGCCTTCTAATATGGGGCAGAGCTTTACTAGTGCAGGCGCTCCTACCGCAGGGACGGCTGGGCAACCCATGGGTGGAACGGGTGTGGCTGCACAGTACATGAACCCGTACTTGCAAAATGTGCTCAACCCCCAACTGGACGAAATGCGTAGGCAAGCTCAGATCACTCAGGTAGGCAATGCTGGCAGGCTTACTCAGGCCGGTGCGTTTGGTGGTGGCCGTCAGGCAATCATGGACGCTGAGACTCAACGCAACATGGCAATGGAGCAGAACAAAGCCATTGGCACTGGGTACTCCAATGCGTTTGACATGGGCCGCCAGCAGTTCAACACCGAACAAGGACAGGGCCAACAGCTTGCGGCATTGATGAGTAACGTTGGTCAGCAGCAGCAAGGGCTTGAGCAGCAGGGCGTGACCGCTGACTACAACGAGTTCTTGCAGCAACGCGATGACCCAATGAAAAAGTTGCAGTTCCAACAGTCTATGCTGCAAGGTCTACCGATTTCTACCGTTGCAAACATACCGCAAGGACAATCTACAGCCCAACAAGTTGTTGGCGGTGCTAAAGATATAACTGCTTTATTAAAACAACTGGGTGTAATTTAAGAGGTATTCACATGTCACTCGGATTAAGTCCCTTCAGAGCGCAAGCAAAGCTTGACGATTTACCAGCAACTCCGGAAGCCATTAAGTATTTGATGGCGCTGGTCAATGGGTCTAACCCAGAGATTCCGCCCTACATGGCACTGGGCCGTCTGGAGCAGATGAAGCATGAGATGGAGAAAGAAGCTCCTCAACCACCTCAAGGCACGGTAAAAGACAAAACCATGCAAGCGGCTGGGGTCATGGCATTACAAGGCGGTCAGCAACAACAAGCCGCCCAGCAGATGGCTCAGGCCACTCCGCAAGCTATGCCTGTCCCAGAAAGCGTACCCCAGCCACAAATGCAACCCCAGCCGGAAGAAGTACAGGCAAGTGCAGGTGGCGGTTTAATGCGTGCTCGTGTTGACCCCCGCATGTTTAGCTTTGCCCCTGGTGGTATTGTTTCGTTTGCTGGAGGCGGTGAGTTTGATACAGGGTCTGACGAAACTGAACTTTCGCTTGACAAACTTAGAGTTGAACAAATAAAGCAAAACAAAAAAGAAAAAGAAGACAAAGAAAGAATGGCGTTTTTAGAGCAATCAGCGCCAGAAGTTGCGGCAAGGATAAAAGCTGAAGAAGCGGCAAAAATAAAAGCTGCGGAGGAGGCAAGAAGACCCCCTACCTCTGCGGCCCCCCCTCCTCCCCCTGCTGGAGGTTCTGCCCCTCCACCTTCTGGTGGCCCCTCTGCTGGCGGTCAACGTCCCCCTGCTGGGCCTCGTCCCGCAGGTAATGTTGGTATTGCCCAAGCCCTGCCCCCTGAACTTGAGGCAATGCGTCCAAAGACTGATCCGGACTATTTGAGATTACTTGCTGACTCCAAAGGTGTCGCGGACGCCTACGGTAAAACTGTTGACGCGCAACGAACAAAAGCTGAGCGTCCCTTACTTGAGTCTGCACAAGAAATGCAATTGCTTGATAAACAGTTAGGCATTGGTAAATACGGCGACGAGTTGGAAAAGACTCGTACAGAACGTGCTAAGCGTTACGAAGAAACCAAAAAAGGTCGCAGTGACAAAATAATTGACTCCATGCTCGACGCGTTTGTTACGCCCGGGGCAAGGGCTGGTGACATGTCTAAAGCGCGTAGTGCGCTAAAACAGAAATATGAGGACGCTGATGAAGAGTTCTCTATGGCCCAAGAAAAAATGCAACTTGATCAGATGAAGTATCGTGAAGAGTTGGCTATGGGTAATCGAGACAAAGCCCTTGCTTTGCGGTCAGATGCTGAAAAAGCTCTTACCACTATGGCAGGTAAGTTGGCTGAACTCCGATTGGGTACGTTTGAGCAGGCAATTGCCTACCTGAAGCATGGCGACAATAAAGCCATGGACTTCAATAAAGCGGTGCTTGGTTTTAGAACGCACCAACAAGACATGGCGCAAAGATATTCAGCGCAAAGGGATGCACTAAAGGAACGAATCAGACAAAACCAAAGAGCCTACGACCTAAGGAAAGAACAACTTGCATTTCAATATGCTAAAGCAGATGTAGGGGCCAACAAAAAAGTTTTGGATGAGTTAGCTAGTAGAGAAAGAATGCTTGAAATTCAACGTGGTGTTGCAATGAATAAAGGCGAGCTTGAAAAAGCAGACAGTTTTCAAGAACAATTAGACGAACTGCAATCTAAACGGGCTAATATTTTGGCTCCGATCGCGGGGCGGTCAGAGGCTTTGCAAGGTGGGATTACAAGCGCACCCGGCGTGGCTGCTGCATCAAAGGGAGCGGCCCCTAAGGGTAAATTTTTAGGTTTTGAATAACATGCCTATCGCACGTTTTGAAATGCCTGATGGCCGCATTGCGCGGTTTGAAGTACCTGAGGGAACTACGCCTGAACAAGCAGAACTAATATTCAGTCGGCAGTTACCTACCTTAGAAGCAAAAGCAAAAGAACGTACGTTTGGTGAGGCTACAAAAGACGTAGGGGCCAGCTTAGTCTCTGGCATCGGTTCGCTTACTCAATTGCCGGGTCAACTGTATGGGTTGGCTACTGGCAACATGGAACGCACAGGCACACTGGGTCTGGGCAAAGACATAGAAGAGTACGGTCAGTCCATGAAGTCAAAGGGTTTGCAAGCCCAAGAAGCTGCAAGAAGCAGAGCCATTGAGGAAGCGGAAAAGAAAGGTCAACTTAGCGCGATGGGTACGGCGATTTCGCAGACCATTGGCAACCCTGCCCTCTTAGTTTCGTTCCTTGCTGAACAACTCCCCAACATGCTCATACCCGGTGGTGCAGCGGTGACGGCTGGGCGCAGTGCGGCGGCTAAAGCAGCGGCTGCTGGGTTGGGTAAAGAAGCAGTGGAAGCTGCGGCAGTTAAATCTGGCACTCGGGCAGCGGTGGGTGCTGGGGCTGTGCAACAAGGCGCTGATGTTGGCGCTGGGTCTTACGACTCTATCTATGAGTATCTTGTTAAAGAACAGAACAAGTCACCTGAGCAAGCTGCGGCTGAGACGATCAACCTAGCGCGGGCTGCTGGTGCGTCTGGTGCGCTCATATCCATATTAGCTCAACGACTGCCTGGAGCGCAGGCGTTTGAGAGAGCACTTGCAGGACAGAAAACTGGCGCTGGCGTCATCATGGGCGGCGTTACTGGTGCAATTAAAGAGACTCCCGGTGAGATTGTTGAAGAGACAGGCGGCAAGTTTAGTCAGAACCTTGCCATGCGCGATGTCAACGCTCAGCAGTCTCTTACACAAGGGCTGGGTGAAACCGCTGGTATGGCAGCTGTTGGTGCTGTGGGTATGGGTGGTGCTGCTGGTGTATTGGCTGGGCGCGGTGCGCCCCCGGCTCCCCCTGCCGCACCTGTTCCCCCTGTTGGTGAGGCTCCTCCCCCTGCTCCTTTAATTCCAAATGAAGCGCCGCCCCCAGCGCAAGAACTTAAACCACAGGCAGTGGGGCAACCAACTGAAGAATTAAAAGACATCCCTGAGGCAGTTACTGCGTTTACGCCTGACGTAGAAAAACTTAAAGCTGAGATCGCTGAGTTAGAAGCAGAAAATCTTGATCGGGCTACAAAAATAGCTCAGGGGCAAGACCACCCAAAAAGAAAAGAAAAATACAAACGGACGGCACTTGAAATTGAACAAAAGAAGGCCCAGCTTCAGGCTTTAGTACAAGGAGAGCAAAATGCTGGACAACCTATCAGTACAACAGGTGGAGAAGGCGCTCCACTGGCTGGCGCAACCAGTACAGACACACCCGCCGCAGGAACTGGACAAGCTGGACCCACTGGAGTGGTTCCTACTGGAACGGATGCTGCAAGCTCTGTTGCAGGAGAAACGGGAAAGCCCCCTACAGTAACTACCCAAGGAACCCCAAGTGGCATTGAAACCCTTAAAGCCCAGCAAGCAGAAACGCAAGGACAAGCAACAGCGCCCTACACCCCAATAGAAATTGTGGATGGAGAACTACGGCGTCCGTATGGCACTTACGAGAAGCCCACTCCCCCTGCTCCTCCTGAACCTGAAAAACCTGTACGCCCCACTGCTTTTAAAACCACTGAGGCATTGGCAAAAGAAGATATTCAGGCTGCTAAAAAAGCTGCGGGTGAAGCGTACAACGCTGATCGTGATCTAATTAAATTTGAAAACGAAGACACTGACCGTTTGTTCAAGGAAGTATCCCAAGGAAAATTGCCAGACGACATGCCTTTGGAGTCTGCGCGGTTAAACAACATACTCAAAGAAAACAACATCATCCCAACTGATGTCTATGCAGACAAATCCCCTATTAATCGTATTAACCGAATACTTAAAGCCCGCCGGGTTCCTCTACCTTCTTGGACGGGTGGCGGGCTAACAAGCGATGCCAAAGAGATATATCTCTCTTACTACAAGCCAAATGATCCTACTAGCCGTAGACGCGCTATCTCAGCAACGTTTGCGTATGTAAAAGCACTTAAAACCATGCAGGCTGAATCCGCTAAAAAGAAAGCGGCAGAGGCGGCAAAATTAATACGGGAGCAAGGTTTCCCTGAAGAAGCTGCTGTAGAGATGGAAAAAGAGACTCTTAAGAAAGAGACTCCTAAACAACTTCTTGCTGCCCCAGAAGCGGGTATCTACGAGCGCAACCGCAACGAACAAAAGCGCAAAGACGGCGTGGCGTATCCTTTATGGACAGACCTCACAGAGAAACAACGTAAGGGATTCAAGGATTCTTTGGCGGCAACTGGAGTTTTGTTGGGTAAAACGACAGTCTTGCAACACAACGCAGCGTTTAAAACTGTTGCAGACAGCATGAGGCAGGAAGGCCGGGCGCTACCTCCTGGCAAAACCAATGCGGATTTAGCTGCTGCGCGGCTCAAAGAAAGCGAGTCCAAGGCCAAGACACGCGCTCAAGAAGAGATTAAACGCGAGCAAGACAAGGCTGAACAAACGCAAGAGCGAGCACCTAAAAAAGTAAAAGACGAGGACATTCCAGACTACCTGGGTGAAAATCCGTTTGCTAAGCCCAGCACCATGACGGATGAACAAGAGGCTAAGTTTGATGCTGACTTTGCAAAGTACAGACGCGAAGAAGAAAACAAAAACAAAATTCCTGACAATGTTGTTGAGCAGATTAAAAAGAACAACCTCAAAGGAGTCTTGCAGTATCTTCGTTCTGGAAGCAAAAACCCTCTGTTCAAAGCTTTGGCACAGCGTTTGTTTGAGACAAACCTGAACACCAAGATTGAGTTGGTAGACAGCTTACCTAACGGTGACCTGGCAGTCTATGACCCAGCTTCAGACACTATCAAGGTAACTCCTGACGGCCTAAAGGATGTAGTCCTGTTACATGAAACAACCCATGCCGCCACAGTTGATGTCTTGTTTAGATACTACTCCAGCAAAGGGCAGAAACTAACTCCCGCGCAAGCAAAGGCGCTGGGTGTAGAAACTAGAGAAGTTTCTGACAAACCGCTAACAGAACAACAAATTGAAGCTGTTCAGCAACTTGAAAACATCATGAAGGTCTCTAGGGAAGAACTTAGCGACGTCTATCCTGATGCGTACAAAGACATCTATGAGTTTGTTGCTTATGCTTTGACGGACCGTCGGCTCCAAAATGACCTTGCTAAACTGGACAAGCGAGTAAAAGCATCAACGCTCCCCAAGACAAAGTCTTTGTGGTCACAATTTGTTTTGAACGTAGCTAAACTGTTTGGGCTGGACACCGTTATCTTTGGTAAAAAGGGCACGGTCAAAGCAGAGAACCTCATACCTGAACTGTTTGCTGCGTTTGAGCACATCATTGCAGTACCTAAAGGTGGAATCCCACTGGCTCCCCTGCCGTCGATCGCAGCGCCAACTATCCCAACAGAACGGACTGCTAGTTTTGACCAACAAGTAGCTGAAGCACCAGGGTCAGATTTACCCCGTCCAGCTAAGACTATTGCTAAGTTGTTTAGCACCGTTGGTGGTGGCAGGGAAATTTTAAAACGTTTTGTCAATGATCGTCATTACTCCAAGATGACCCAAGCCAGCGCAGAGATGCTTAGAAAAATTACCTATGCAGGTAAAGATGTAAATGCTTTCTACGACCAAATTTCTTTAGCCATGGGCCGGGGCAAAGACTACTACGACCGGGATATTGAACAAAAAATTGAAAACATCCACGAAGAAATTAAAAGCATTGCCAAAGATCGTGGTGTAGACCCAGAAGAAATTCTAAAAGAACTCCATGTTATTGGGCGCACAGTCCATGAGGTAGAGCGCCGTCATTGGAAGTTTCTGTTCTATGCGCCTTTGACTCAAGCAGCGGCAGAAAAACGCGGTGAGATTATCCAGCGGTATCGTAAAGGTACGCCCATATCTGAGGCACAAATAAAGCAAGATCGTAGTGACCTTGAAGGGTTCCTCAAGAACGACTTAGATGGTGTAAATGGATTGTCTTGGACTACTGACCCCACAAGCCTCTCTAAAATTGGCACTGCGGGTAGTACATACACAAGCGCGGATGAGCAAAGTGAACAATACAACGTAGTGGCTAACTATGACACTGAGTCACGCATAGAAGCGCAGAAACAAGCAGAAGAAAAATTAAAAAATGCTAAGTACGCTAATGTGTTTACGATGGTTGAAGACTTGCAAAAAGAAACAATTAAACTCAACAAGCGGGCTAACTATTGGTCAACCCCTGTTGACAATGTTGTCAAGCTCTACAACTTCCAACACTACGTACCTTTAAAGGGCAAGCCTGTAAACGAAAAAACAGATTTTCAGTTTGACGTTAGAACTGGGGCGGGTAAGGAACTGCAAGACGCACAGAATACTATGGAAGGCCGTATATCGGACTCCAACAACGTCATTGTGCAAACAATGCTTGATGCAACCCACGCCGCAGCGCGAGCAGGTAGAAGCGGTTCAAGAGACTTAAAGCCTAGCGAATATGGTCAAGGTGTGACGCTGGCAATTAAAAATGCAATTGCCACGGGGGTTATTGAAGGTAGCGCCAAAGATAGGATTCTGTTTGAGGAGCGTTACATGGGTGGGGTAGACCTTGCCAAACTCCGCGCTCAGAACGTCATATTCCATTACGAACCAGATGGGACTATCACGCTGTTAAGAATTAACGATCCTCGGTTAATGGAAGCTATCCGTCGTACCTACCGGGAATCTAGTCCTGTTGTAGACTTTTTAAACAAGGGTACAAGTATCATCGGGCAGTTTCATACTCGGTACAACATTCCCTTTGCGCCTGCCAACTTCTTGATCGACGGACTGACCAATGCCTTCAACATATCAGCCCAGTTTGGTTTGGGCGTAGGCGCTAAGTACATGAAAGAGTTGATCGGTAGTAGTACCCGACATGGCGGTCTGTACAAGGCTGGTCACTTTGCTTCTTTGTACGCCGCTAAGAAGTTTGATGCCATAGATCAATTAGCGGCAGAGGACCCCTTCTACAGAGACCTCAATGAGTATGTTAAAGCTGGGGGCAAAGTCTCCTACGCCCAGAGTTTGACAACTCAAGGGCTGGCAAAAGAATTCGATGCCGTGGTTAAAGGGCAGAATGTTTTTGTTAAAGGTAAAAAAGGTATTGATAAAGTAGTTGACATCTGGTCAGACTCTTTTGAACTTGCAAGCCGGGTAGCCGCCTTCCGTATCGCCAAAGCACAATTCATGTCTGAAGATAAAAACATGACCAGCGAAGAGGCGTCTGCCAAAGCTATAGGCTACGCCAAAGCCCTTGCCAACTTTGAACAAGTGGGTCAGTGGGGTCAAGCTATGGGCGCGGCTTTTATGTTCTTTAGACCCGCCGCAACGGGCGCAGCGAGGGCAGTTGAAGCCCTTGCCCCTGCGTTGCTGACTGCGCAGCGAGCCGTAGATCAACTGCCTAACTCTGGGTTGTTTGCTTACGATGAAAAAATATTTAGAGATACGGGTAAAAAAGAATATAAAAATCCTGAAGCAATAGAAACCTACAAGAAAGCGCACAACGAAAAACGTGTTCACGCTCGCAATACTGTGGGGGCTCTGCTTGGTATGGGGATGGTTGTTTATGCTATGGGCGCGGCGTTTGGAGATGACGATGACCAAGGGCGCAATAAAAATCTGACTGATGACCCCGCACGTTGGACTCGTTATGCTCGGTTCCACTACAGCATAGGTGACAGGGACTTTGTGTTCCAGCTTCCTTGGGGTTTTGGTCTGGGCGCAATTGCAGCGTCTGGCGCTCAGATAGCGGCATACACGCATGGCGTTATCAGTAGGCCCGAAGGCGATCGTAATTTCTGGTCGATGCTTGGCAATATCGCTGAGATTGGTGCTGATTCTTTCCTGCCCCTTCAGCCCTCGCGCATTGATAAATCTGAAGACACCATCAAGGCGTTTGTGGACACCCTCATTCCGTCTGTGCTTAGACCTATGGTCGAGTACGCTATGAATACAGACGCTCTGGGTCGGGACATATACAACGAAAACAAGAGCGATGTGAGCGAAGCATTGATGGGGTCAGACTCAGTGCCTGAGATGTACAAGATGACTTCTAAGTGGATGTATGACAACCTGGGCATCTCTGTGCGGCCCAATGTGGTCCACTTTTTTGCCAACAACTACGCTGATGGTTTGGCAAGACTTGCCAGTAACGGTGTCAATACTTTACAGTTGGCAATGGGGGAAAAGGAATTTAACCCCCGCACAGACACCGTGCTGTTCGATCGTTTCTTTGGCTCTTACTCCGACGTAGATGCGCGTGAGTTTGCCAAGGTGTCCAACCAGATGCGAAAAATTCATGACACGATCAAGACGTTGAAAGATTACCCAGAACGCTACGCTCAATACGTGGAGAACAACCCCACCTATGAGATCGTCAGCGAACTGTATAACAAAGAGATCAATGGTGACCTAAAGAAAATTCGTGAGCAGAAAAATGAATTCCGTCGCATGGACATATCGCCAAAAGAACGAGATCAAATCCTGCGTACCCTGACTGTGGGTGAGAACATCATTAAACACAACCTCACGAACTTCCTCACAAACTCAGGTATTGACTTTTAACCAACGCGCCAAGTGCGGACACCAAGGTATCCCTCCTCGGTGACCGTGTATATCTTGACCTTAATCTGCACCCGCTTTGCGCCATTGTCTATGGCATAGCGCATGTAAGCTGGGCGCAGTGTTGGTATGAAGAAGCTATCCCCGATCTTCATGATCTGGAAGGGGAATATCCACTCCGGTTCCCCCATCGGTCTCTGATCCGATTGCTTCTTCGACATTCTTGAATACCTCTGTTAAATCCGTCTTGAACTCATAGGCATAGACAAGCGCAACCCCAGTGCCAGCCTTCCAACCAGACCCAAGGCGAACCTTCTTGTCAGCGGTCAGCAAGACACCGCGCTCCTTAAGGGCCATCTCAAACGCTCTAACCCCTATCTGCGATCGGGCGAGGAAGTCTTTCACCGGAGTTTTGGAAATTTGCAAAATGCCCCGCTCTGCGTCTGCTCTCATTACCAATGGGCCTCGGGGTTCCATGACAACCTTGCCTTCTTTTAGGGCAAGTAGGTTCTGAAGGTTACTGTTGATGAAGTCACCCAACACGCTTTCATAATCAATACCTTTATTGCTTGTGTCAATAACCTTATGAGTTTCTGCAAGCATGAACTTGTAGATGCGCTCAATGTCTATGTTGATGATGTCGTGCTCAACAGCTATCTCCCCTGCGGCAAATACGGCGGAGAACTCACTGTTCACAAACCGATAGCCTGAGTCTGTAGTCAACTCCAAGCGACCTCTCTCACGCCACTTGTCAACCCGGCTCTGGATTTCATCCTCACCCAATTCTGCAAGCACTTTGACAAAGCGAGGCATTGCATGCCCATAGTTTTTGACCAGCGTTTGAAACATCGCTATGCCTCGGGCATCGTCTAACTCGTAGCCCTTGACCATAGGTTTGCGGACTGTGAACTCAAGGTAGCGCACCTCCTCTGCTCCTGAGTCCTTCTTGTATGCCGCCACCTTGTCCCTAGCAGACTGATTCATTGTGATCAGAGATAGCAGGGCAGACATAAAAGACAGCGGACGCTCGGCATTAGTTGACGATTGAAGCCTGATCTTTCCCTTGCCAGCGCACAGAGAATAGATCAGTTTGGATAGCGCCTCGCCTGATGCGTTAGAGAACTCATCCAGACCAAACATGTGGTTCTTAAGCGTGATCATGCGTTGAACCAATCCATTCTCTGTTGCATCCATGACGCTTAACTCTTCGGGGCTGCCATGAACACTCAGACCTGCAAACAGCGCACCTGTCTTACCAGCGCCCTTTTCTCCCAGTAGCCCAATCACTGCGCCATGCACGTTGGTAAATCTAAGCAGGGGGGAGCCAAACCCCATAAGCAAACAGAAAGCGTGGTACTCATAGCCTGGATCATTGAGCATATCCACCGCTGTGCGCCAAGCCTCATACGTGCCTGAGGGCTTGATCAAGTCTACAACAGGCTTTGCCAGCGTAGATGGGGGGCATTCAGCAGTTGAACCGTCCATGCGGTACTCTGTCCTACCAACAAGATAGCCCTGCTTGTCTTGCGACCAGCCCTGCTGGAAGCGCATTGACTGTGCGGCAGAGGTCTCTAGTAGATAGTCTGCCCACTTCGTTACATACTTCATGAGTAAATCCGTTTTCTGTTTGTCAGTTGTAAACACGCCATTGCTGGACATCACCTTCTTGAACTCTTCCTGTGCTGATACAGACTTCATGGGAAGCAGGAAGTCACGCACCCCATCTCTGGGCAACACAAGCCGCATGTTGAGACACTCACCTTCGTAGGGACTGAACAATCTCTGTGTGGGATACAGATCATGCTTAACCACCAGCACCGGATCAAAGGACTCAACCGATCCATCCTTCTTTGTCTTGGATTGCGGTTGATAGTAGATGCCACCATGAATCCCCATTACAAACGGCCTCATGTACTCCGGTAGGTGGAGAGGTGTATTTTTCGGAACCTCCCGAACTGACTCCGCTTCCTCGGGGGCGGTTTCTGGCTCTTCAACTGGGGGTTTGGCAATGATGAATGTTTTGCCGAGGGCGTAGGGGGATTTGAATTTGCCTCGGTGGGGGCAACCATCACATCCCTTAGGTCTGTGGCTTTGAAAAGTAGCGCAGGTATGCGTACCGTCGATCGCTTTGCGTATGTCATCGGCTTTCTTCTCAGTTTCTTCTGGTGTGTAATCTGGGTGTTCTTCTGATAAAAGGTGTATAGCCTCGTCGCCATCAACGCAAGCAATTGCAATTGACAGCGCAGAGCGCCACATAGGTTCAGGGCATGTCTTGGCGTTTTCAATAGCCCACTTGATCTGAGCGCATCCTCTATCCTCAAGACTGTCTACGGCGATCTTGTCAAATCTGAACTCGTAGTTGTCCATGCCCAACATCTTGCGGGTCTCATCATCCAAACCCTTAGCAACCCTCTTAAGGTTGAAGTCCAGAACATTGTCTGTCTTGGGTTCAACTTTTACTGCATCCAAAATAGATGTAAGCTGCTCGAATGGATATGTGACGATCTCACTGAGTAACTCCGAAGGCAACGGCGGGACGTTGGGACGTTTCGCTTTGCCCCAATTTAAGGTTGCAGGGCATCGGATTAACCTAGCCGAATCTGCTGGCACAGCAGGGTCAACCTCAAACCCAAGATCAACAGTAAGTTGTTTGAACCTATCTGCATAGGGTTGCCATACAGACGTTGCGACCTCGGATTCAAAAATCCAATAGGCGTACAACCCCCTACCAGAATTCAATCGCATAGGCTCAGGCAACCCTGAGTCAACGATGAACTTGTCCAATGCCGCCATACCTTCAGCTTGATCTGCGTAGGGCTTGTCTTCCCCGCAGTCAATGTCCAGAAATAACGACCTCGTGAACAGGCTTGCTTCCTGTTTGCGCGAGTAGCTTTCATACGTACTCGGTGTGAAGTACGTATTCATTCCGTTTTGAGCGTTGAAGTGATCAACTAACTCAAGTACCTCATCTACACTCTCACAGAACCGGGTAGAAATCTTACCTTGTACCGTGATCCCTGCCACACAGTAGTACCCCTGCGTCGGCAAAATTGCTTCATAAAATTGTTTAGTCATTGGATTGCAGAGACAATTAGGGCGGGGGATCACCCCGCCCAGAGCGAAATTACTTACCGCTATTAACTGTGCTACGAATCCGGTCTAGGTATGATTTTGCTTCTGCGACTGACTCTGCTGGCAGTCTTTCCTTCCCCATATCATCCTCAACCTGATCCATGAATCGGTCAATAGTGGGACGATAGGACATACGGATCATGCCTCCTCTGAACCAGCTATGTATCGTCATGCGAGACACGCCAAAAATACCAGCAACATGGATGGCTGGAAGGTTAGCGTTGACGCAAACCCTAGCTAACTCAACCCCAAGCCTACTGTCATCTTCTCTGCTAATCAGCTTCTGCAATTCTTTACCGTATGTCCTTGTCATCATCAACCTTTTTTAGTCCACTTTTTAACGATGTTCACAACATCTTCCACAGGCTCCGCTGGAACCTTCTTCACGCTCTCACGCTTTGCGGGTTCGTCAACAGATGCTGGGGCTTCGGTTGCCTCGGGCATGTCAGGCGCATCCGCTTGGAACACTGTCAGCTTGATGGCAGACTCAGCGGCAGGGGACTTGCTCTGGCGCAAGATGATGGGTTTCACATCCTCTGGGACTGCTTGCGCAGGAGAGAACAGCACTCGGGGTACAGGTGCTTTGATGTCAAACTGCATCTTGGTCACTACACGACCAGCCGACACGTTGTTGTTGGCAAGCATCTGGATGTAGGGACGGAAAGGCCAACGACCATTCTCTTCCTTACCAAATGCGCTCATTGCAGGGAGCACCAACTGATACACATCGCCTGATGGATCATTAGGCAACACCACCGCAGTGCGCCAAGACAGCTTGCACTTAGTACCACTACCGCCCTGACCACTACCCTTCACAGAGTTGGGACAGTCATCGCATGATACGGCGGCGGGGTTAGGCACAGCCTCATCGGGGGTCTTAGAGTTACTAGACCAGCATGAGGGCGAGGTCTTCTCACCTTCACGATATGCCCCATCGTAGCAAGTGCGTGAAGCCTCATGCGACATCTTCACAAAGATGACGTTCATCCAGTTCTCTTCGTTGACGCTGACTTCTTTGCCGCCAACAATCTTACGAAACACACGACCCTTGATAGAGATGCGTTTGCTGCCTTTGGTTGCGCCGCCAGCAACGGCAAGGGTATCCTCATCCAAACCTTGTTCGACCAAGGCAGGGTTGTTCTCAAAAAAGTTAGCAAGTTCGTTGCTCATGTTAGTTTTCTCCAAACTGTATTTACTGTTAAGCACGCTCGGTGGCTTTACGGACTGTAATCGCCATCTCACGCATTGCATTCACACCGGGCGGTAAGCCCTCGCCTTTGTGCTCGGTCATGAATTCTTTGAAGTTCTTTTGATGGATGCGGCGTTCAAACAGATCGACCGCGCCATGTTCAAGAACGAATTTTTTGAAGTTGTCCCAATCACTGCAAAAGAAACGCTCTTTGATTGAGCGCATCACAGTGCCGTGTTGGGTTCGTATGCTATCCGCATTGATGTCGCTACATGCTTGTAGCATTGAGCGTTCTAATCCTTCCATGTCTGTCTTTAATTCTTCGTCTTCAGATTCGTAAGTTGCTTTAAGCTTCTCACGCTCTGCGCGTATTGTCAAGTAGGTTTCCACCAATTCTTCCATGTTAGTCATCGTCTTCTCCTATTCCTATTTCCGTTTGATAGAGATCAACTAATTTGTTGTGCATGTCAACTTTGTTTTGTAGCATCTCAAAGACCCGACGCTCTACGTCAGAGCCTTGAAGGTGTACGACAGTCATCTTATTTTGTTGTCCTACGCGATCCATTCGGGCTATGCATTGAAGGTATGTTTCAACCGACATGACAGGAGACCAAAAGACCACAGTGTTTGCGGCAGTCAATGTGACACCGTGTGAAGCCGCTTGGGGCTGAATGATCAGCACCTTCGGGTTAGTTGCCGTCTGAAACCTGATGAAGATTTCATTGCGTTCCCTTGCTGAAACGCTACCGGATATGATTTCTGATGAGTATCCCTCCTTGGTTAGAAAATCACTTACAACACTGATGGTGTGGCGGTAAGGCACAAACACAATCACCTTATGTTCTGTCTCCTCCATCACTTCGCGCAGAGCCTGTTTGCGTGGTGACACATCAAACTCCAACACCTCACCGCTATCCGTATAGACTGCGCCACCGGATAGCTGAAGTAACTTGTTCAGGGAAGCCGCCGCATTGACTGCGCTGACCTGCTCCCCTGCCGCCTGAACCATCATCTCTTTCTTCAGCAGTCTGTAGTAAGCCTTTGCCTGCGGTGTGAGTGGCACTTCTCTGATCTGGTACACAACATCGGGTAGGTCAAGGCACTGGGCCTTCTCAAAGCGTATGGCAGGTTGCAAAGCGTTGAACACGACTTCTTTGGCCTGAGGCTTTGGTATCCACTTAAAGCGTGTGATCTGTTGCATCACCTTGTCGCGCCACGCCGTTACGAATTTCGGCACACCGCTTGGGTTAACCAGCCGCCCTAGCCCATAGGCGTCAAGGGGAGACTGACTCGCGGGGGTTCCTGTCATCAACCACAGGTAGGAGTTGACCTGAATAATTCTTGATAGGGTCTTCCAGCGTTGCGTAGTGGCGTTCTTGTATGCGTTTGCCTCATCCACAATGATCAAGTCAAAGCCACCTGCGGCAATCTCTTTCTGGATAACGCTAACGCCGTCATAGTTGATGATGACAAACTCATAGTTGCCAGCAATAATTTTCTTGCGTTTGTCTGGGGTGCCATAGCACACGGCGCAGGTGCGGTGCATAGCAGTTTTGAATAGGTCGGCTTGCCATGCTGAAAACATGATAGACAGAGGGCAGATGACAAGGACTCTATGGATCAATCCTTTTTTCATCAAGTAGTCAGCCGCCCATATCGCCGCTGATGTTTTGCCTGTACCTGCCTCGTTGAAGCAGAAAGCACGTTTACGCAACGTCAAGAATTCCGCTGTTTCAACTTGGTGATCAAAGGGCTTGAACAAACCGGGCCAGTCATAATCCCGAGTGATGGGAGATGGCACTTTGATTTCTCGCGGCACGATGCCTGCAAGGCGCTCCATCTCAGGGAGTTGCCAGTTAACCAGCACCTCAGACAACCCTGAGGCGTTGTTCAGTATTTCACTCTTCTCAATGCATGATGTGATGAACTGAGCATCCTCGTATGGAGCCTTGAATCGCACTGCACTGTCTAACACTATTTCCATTACTGTCCTTGAACTGATTGTTGGTGTCAAGCCTGTCGCGTTGGAGATCAGTATGCTTACTAATTGGAACGCCGCTTGACTGACACGGTTAATAGGTCAAACCTAAGAAAACCTTGTGGCCCACTCATGCCTTACGACCACACCCCTAAGTATAGGGGCAGTTTTGCATTTGTCAAGTTATTTATTTCATCGAACTATCGGGGTTTCTACTGAAGGAACGATTTTTTCGTGGGGATTCTAAGCGAACCCCGTCCTTGTTAGACCCGCCTTTAGACAATGCCTTGACATGGGCAACGTCCTTGCCTGTGCGGTCAACACCCTTTTTGTCTAGTTTGCGCCTAGCACGTTGACGCTCCATGCGGTTGGCTAACTCACCGCGTTCTTTCTGCTGTTCGTACTCTTTTTTATAGGGTCTGGGTTTATTAACATAAGCCACGATCCACCTCCATTTGGTGTTTGATAGAGTTGTACATCATCTTAGCCTCCGCAATCGCCGCAAGGGCTTCGCCTAGGGCTACATCATAGTCACGGTCTAACATGGCATCGTGCGCGTTTTTGAGCGCCTTCTCTGCCATCATGCAGGGCCGTGCGTAGTCAATCAAAACTCCTTCTTCCATCATTTATCCTTATAGTGATCACAGGTTGATACAGGACACCAACCGCACAGGGGCGTTGGGTTCTCTTGCCATACGCCTGTCTCCATGCAGAGGCTCAAGCGTTTCAGCGAGGGGTGGAAATCTTCCCACAACTCTTTTAGATTCTCGCGCTGGAATTCACAAGTAACAAAGTCATTGTGTGCAACGAACAGCAATCCAGCCTTTATGTACTCCAACTCCGGAAAATGAGCGAACGCCATTAGCGCCATCAACTGCAACTGTTTGGGATCAGCGTAGCGATTGCTTCCAGTTTTATAGTCAACGATGAAACCATCGGACTTATCAACGACCAACAAGTCAGCAATGCCCCGCGCCCAGTAATCCTTTGCGCCAAAACTGCATGGGGTCAAATCGTACCTAACCGCCATGTGATGTTCTGGGTACTTCTCCCCATCCATCTCGCGGAAGATGTCAAGCATGGGCTTGAATCTCTCGTAGTTACGTTCTAGGGGAGTGCCGTCCTTGACATAATCTTCAAGGGCTCTGTGTACTACGTTGCCATACAGCGTCTGTTTGGTCGGGGCTTTGTTAAACCGCTTGAGTACCTTGACCTCATGGTACTGTCTAGGGCAATTTATGAAGTCCTTGAGACCGGAGTAAGACCATTTGAGCTCCTGCATACTGAATCCGTACTGGTAGTTTTAGACGGTGAATCTTAGCAGTCGCCGTAATTTTGTGCAAACCCAGCCTCGCATGCAACAGGCAGTCCAGGGGCCCAAGCTGGCGGCGTAGACATGATGCCAGTCACGAAGGCTATAGCCTTGTCCACCTCATCCTCGGGGGCAACGATCACCGCCGCATCGTGGACAGTTAAGACCACCTGATACTTCTTGTTGATCTCATTCATCTGCTCACCCACAATGATCCGCGCCAAGGCTTGCACCACGTTCTCTACGAATGTCCCACCCCATATGGACACATCTCCCTTGCGGGATGAGTAGATGGTGCGTTGCCTTACTGTGTCAGCCTCTTCTTCTGATCCGGACTCAATGATCTCATCGATATGCCTTAAGTCTTTGTAGCGTATACCCAGACCGTTGGGCAGGGTAACCCCTGACTCATCTACCTTCACGCACTTCTGCACCCCAAAGTAATAGGGGGCATCTCCAAAGTCTTGCGTGACCAACTTCTTCAGGACAGTATCGCCTTCTGTCCATAGATTTTTTATACTAGGATAGGTATCCCGATAGACAGTAACAATGTCCTTGCATTCTTTCTCGGTCAGGGTGCGCCCCATTGACTTCAGTTGATGCATAAACTTACTGCCGCCCATGCCGTAGCCGCATCCAAGGATGGTTGTTTTACCTACGAACCTCTCGTCCTTGTCAATGCCCTCAACCGCTTTGGCATATATCTTGGACGCCATGATCTTGTAGACATCCTCTTTGTCTGCAAAGGCTTTTACCAGATCAGACTGCCCTGAGAGCCAAGCTAACACTCGGGCCTCAATCTGGGATGAATCGCAGTTAATTACTACATAGCCCTCTGGCGCAACGATGGCACGTTTGAGCGCCTTCTTCTTGGGGTCGCGGCTGGGTAAGTTCTGGAAGTTAACCTTGTCATAGCCAGCCCATCTACCCGTGTGTGCGCCGTAGTATTTCAAAGGGATGGGGATAGTCCCTCGGTTGCGCTTACCTATGTCAATGAACCGCTGGATGCGGGACTCTTCGATCGTGGACTTAGTGCCCAGCCTTACCGCGCACAGGTGTTGGATGAATGAATCCTCGTGTTCAGTCAACGCTATAAACTGTGGGTCGCCTTTAGCCAACGCGAGTGTGGGCTTGCCTGTTGTCTTGCTGATCTTCATCTCAGGCTCAACGCCAAAGTCACGCAACACCTTGGCAAACTGGGGGTTACTCGCCAGCTTCTTGCGTACTGCCTCCTCATCCTCGCACTCCAACTTGTCCTTGAGGGATGAGAGCAACTCCTGTTTCTCTTTGTTCAAAGCTTGTAAACGCTCGTACAACACAGGCTCATCGATCATCAGCTTAGGATGTGTGAACATCCGGAGTGTCATATTTATTAGATCAAGTTCGGATTCAGGCATGGCCGGAACCAACTTAAAGAACAAGTCGTAGGTTAACTGGACATCGTTCATGCAGTACTGGCCGTACTCTGCCAACTCTATCGGGGTAAAGTCTGCTTGGTATTTACCGATCGCCTTGAGTACCTCATCGCCCTTGACGCCCAACTCGTAACGCTCGGCTAACGCTCGTAGAGACCCACCCACCTCAACGCCATGCATCGCCCTTGCCATGCACAAAGTATCAAGATAAAACTTGGGCGAGATGCCAAAGAACCATTTGAGGATGGCCCCATCAAACATCGTGTTGTGACAGAGCAGATTGCTGTTGCGCCAATCAAGGGATAGCAGGGTCTTACGCAAAGACTCACGACTGCCTGAGTACCACTGCACAGGATCAGTATCAATCTTGATACCAACTCCAATGACTTCAAACTCGGGAGAGCGTATGTACTCCTCCGTAGGTAATCTACTTAGACTGAACGACTTTGAATAGTAAGTTTCAAAGTCAAGGGTAATTAGGGACAAAGGGAACTCCAAAAAGAGGGGGCGTGTCGCCCCCTCGTTAATCACATGCGTTTAGGTGCAGGGCGAATGAACCCTGCTATCTGCATAGGCTTACCAGCAGGGCTAGGTTCATCGTAGAACATCCTTTTACGCAACGCCTCTACGTCGTCATCCCTAAAGAATTTATCGGGTGTTAAACCTCTTACGGTTTCTATCGCTAGTTCAACGAAATCCAATCGCTCAGATAACGCCGCCTCTCTTAGGATGTCTTGCTGTGCCCTAGTCAAAAGAGTGTGGTGTGGGTGGTTAAGTTTTCTCATGATCAATTCTCAGGGTTGTGATACTCGTTCTTCTCAATGGCTCTGTCAAGATACCATCGCGCTTTTCTGAGGTCTTCAAGACCTTGGTTTGTACCTTTGTGCCCTGCTCTGGTTATGTACTTGACCACATTACCCAAGTGATACCCCAGACCTTTGGCTTCAATAAAGTCAATGGTCTCTACGCCCCCTACCTTGTAGTGAGAGGGTTGGTTCACCGGATCATGCACTGTGGATGTCACGCCTTGCATACGCGCAGGTAGCTTGTTCAAGTTGTAAGAAATGTTAGACCGTTGCGCGGGACTAAGGCCATTAAACTGTTTCTCAGTGATAAGCATAGAGTTGTACTTACCTTTGACTTCTACAAGTCCATCAGGTTGATGCGTTACTGTGCAGTTAGGTGGCTCAGACCCCCCTGAGGCAATGGTTGCCGCAGTTGAGTTCTTCTTATCAAAGTGGCGTATCCCATAGATAGTATGTATGTTTACCTTAAACATGTCCGCTATTGTTTTTAAAGACACATCAGGGTTAGCGTACATATATGCCCGTATCATGTTTGATTTACGGCGCGGTGTTCTTTTGCTCATTTCTCTCTCCAAAAATTAAAAAGGTTAGTTCAGTTTGTGGGTGTTGGTTGTTTTTCAAGTGTTCACGATGACTCCTTCCTAAGATTTTTTCTTCGCTTTTTGAAGAAATACTTTATTACCTGAAGACTCACATTGAATCGCTCGGCAATCTCCCGCATGGATACGCCTTGCTCGTGCAACACAAGTGTTCGGCGCTCATCAATAAGAGTAGGCTTGCGCCCACTCCCCGGTCTTGCGCCACCTTTCATGCGTTGTTTTCCTTAAGTTGTCTTTCGGTAGAGCCGACTGCTTGGTCAACTGTTGTACATGATGAATTTATTGCAACATATTGCTCCAATGTCAGCCCAACCCATTCACCCTTTGGATACAAAGCCCACACCTGACCAAGCGGCGTGAACAAAGGACAGTCTCTGTCTGTACTGACCACGCCGTTGCTTGGGTCATACCATGCTGTTGGTTTATCCATTGTTCTTCTCCTTGAGTTTGGCCTTAATAGCGTCAGTAATATCACCGCCCGATAAGTCCCAAAATGTCCAAACTTTTTTCTGTGGCGGCTCTGTGCGCTGTGGTGGGTTTACCCACTGCTCGACCGGTATGCCCTGTGGATGCAGGTCATCAATCACAATCATTTTGTACTTAATCTCAGGGGTAGGCTCTTGCTCTGGCTGTGCCAATTGTTCTTTGAGTGCGGCGATGGCTTTTTCATAGATTGATCCATGTTCAATCATTAGCGTTTCCAACGCATCAAGCGCCAGCTTCAATGCTTCAATTTGTTGTGGTGTCACAGCTTCACTCCTTCATACCAGCCCTCGACATACGCCTCATGGAATCCCCAAGCAATCAGCCACGTCCAACTGAGTTTCTCATCGCGTGTGTAGTTAATCTTTGCCATCATCAGGCACAGTTCTTTACTCGGTGGGGGCATCATTTCTTCATCCCCCTGATGTACGCCACAAAGCTTTGCACTGTGTCACGACCAAACGCGCCAGTGAATTTCGTCTCCAATTCCTTTGCCACCTCTTCGATGGTGTCGTTGCGGTGCAGGTGTACAAACTCTGCGGGGTGTGAGTGGACATCCATGTGTGCGATTTGTTTCTTGCGGATGTTGTTTGCATCATCTATGGCGGCAAAGTCCCGCTCAATCTGTTTCTTGCGCCAACCACTGATGTGATGCCAGCTACCTTGCCTCAAAGCTAGTTGTTCAAATGCTTCGTCTTCCGGGTCTTTCATGTTCTCTCCTGTGGTTTTGCGTGTAATACGGCTTCAAGGTATCTCAGTTCAGTGGCATTCATGATGCGCCCATGTTCCTGTTTGAATTGATGCAACACTTGACCTAGCCGAATTGAACGATCAAACAATTCACCTACGTCAGCACATCCAGTTGCTTTTATCAGGGCTTCAATTTTTGGGCTCATGTCTTCTCCTCAAGTCCATCGACTACCTTTTGCAAACGCTTCACTTCGTCCACAACTTCGTTCTTCGCAATGTCGTATTCAAGCAATATGGCGTGTGCCTCGTGGTAAGCGGCGGGGTCTTCGTGAAACGTAGCCCATGTGTCTGCCCATGCACGATAAAACTTTGGCCTACCATCGACAATTTCTTTAAGCTGTGCTTTGGCTTGTGCAAGTTGTTCTTGGGGTGTCACCTGTCCCCCCTCTCGTTCTCATCCATCCAGAACCACAAGCGCATCAGTGCCACCAGCACAAGGCCGGCAACGATCACACCTATGAACCCCAAGATAATTGTTGTTGCAATCGTCTCCATCATTCCTCTCCGCACTCAGCGAGTGCTTCGTCAGTCATACTACGCACACGCTCCAACACAGCGATTGGTTCGGCATCGTATTTGAAATGCTTACGCACTTCTTGTTGTATGTCGTGCAATGCAGTGATTGCTTTCTCACCGCTCAAAGCCCAACGCAATTTGTCTTGGTCTTCGGGGTATGTGAATTCAAGAACCGCTTTCATCTTTTTTCCTTTCAGGTGGTTTCCACCCAAACTTAATCCATGTTGCTTGCACATCGGTTGATGCGGAAGGGGTGTACTTAAACGCTGGGTCTAAGATACTCTTCGGTCTGTGTATCACACCTATCGGCGGCACAGCTTTTAGTTTCAGTTGTTTCATTTCATTTGTTCCTCTATGAGTTGTTCAAGATCATGCATGTTGTTCTCGTTGATTACCAACGCGACACCCCCTGCCATCTCTATCGAATTTAGGTTGTGAAGTTGCAAGGCCGTTGTCTTACCTCCTTTCGCCTTGCACTCTATTCCAATGAACCGACCACGAACGCAAACTATTAAATCAGGCACCCCTGAGTTGCCATATCCAACGCCCATCGGCTTCACGATGTAAGCCTTCATCTGCTTGAGCGTATTGGTTACAACAGATTTAACTTTTGCTTCGGGTGTCATTGCCATGGAAGTAGTCCTCTTTTAGTTGCTCGTGTTCTTCCTCTGAGAGGATGATTATGTAAACATCTTTCGCGCATTGCCAACCTATGTCATCTAGCCTTGGGTCATGTCGATTGATGTACAAGTCCATGCCCAATTCAGCCCTTAGTCGCCCACCCAACAACCCATTGAGATCGTGTGTAGGCGCATTGGGGAATGAACTAATCATGGATATCTTTTCCTTGATGCAGTTAGGCAGTCGAGGTTTGTCGTACCGCAAGATCACATTGCCATTCATGTACACCTCATAGACTTCTTCTTGGTCTATCACAATCAATGGAGTGCGCCAAAGGTCAGCCCTTTGAGGGTGTTGCATTGGAACAATCGTGCTCATGCGCTAGTGTGTGTTGGAAAGAAGATGCAAAACGGCGTGAGCATTCCATCCTTGTCCCCATTGCTGGATGTAGCAATGTCAAGGTCTTTGTAGTACATGTCTGAATGCCTCAGCTTCGTCACGCTATCGACTTCGCCTTGTGACATGACTTCCTTGAGCATGAGAAAACCCACCTTCAAATCATCATGCTCGTCAAGGTTCGACAGATACCGAATGGGCTCAACAAAGGTGAACTTCGACCCATCTGATTCACCCTCTATCTTTGTGAGATAGAACCCACCTTTGTACAACGGCATTAACACGGTCAACTCTTTCCTGAACTGAAGTAACTTGCGAGAATCTAATTCGGCTTTATGGAAAGCCTTCATCAGTTTCTCTTGCATTTGTTTGAAGCGCCCAGTTTGCTGTAATGTCAAGTCTTTGTCAATACCCAAAACAAAATTTAATAAAGATAATTCATCTTCCGATTCTCCAATTACACAATGGACTTTCTTCATCTCACCCACACAGTTGCTTGCATCCCGCGCACAACGCAGAACGTGTTCTTCTAGTTTGCTACAGGTAACGATGTCCTCATCGCACTTCTTCAACGCCGTGAACAATGACGATAGTTTCTTAGACTCTCGTACATGCTGGGCAATGCTGCGCGACAAGTTGCGAGGCACTCGGTCTCTACAGATTGCGCTAGGCGAATAGATGCCATACACATTCTCAGTCTTCTCTCCCTTGTCCTCTCCTTGTGGGCCGTACCAAATCTCACACATGAAAACCCCATCGGGGTTAACCATATATACAGAGGGGTACGCATTCTTACGATGCCAAGACAGGCTGATCGCGGGTTGAGTGCTAATCGCATGGAACTTGAACCTGCTATGCATCTCCTTTACAAAGAGACTCAGGGGTTGCTGAATGCTTAACAACTGGGTCAACTCCGCTTGCATTTCAGGTTGTGCATGTTCATGAATTACTGACATTTGATCTCTCCTTAAAGTTGATTAACAATTGAACCGTCTTGCATAGCTATGATGCCGCCCCATCTGTTGGGCGTAATATCTCCTACCTCATCACAACTATGCACCTCGCAGTTGAACGCCTGCTTCTTCTTATATAACGCTTCGGTGAACCCTTCTAGTAGTGCATCAAGCCCATAGTTGGGCGATCGACTCACCACCTTTAGCCAGTGGTCTCCACCCCAATGAAGGCTCAGAGCACCAACCACTATGCCGTATGCATACAAGCCACCCATCATGTCTTTGTCCACTAGATCAAAGACATAGTCCTGTACCTCTTTGGTCTCCCAATTAAACGTAGGAAATCCTTGTTTGTTCATCGCCAAGTTCCTGAGGTTCAAGTCCGCAAGCACCTCCTCTCTTAGCGCCTTGAGGCTACGCTCATCAAGCTGACTGATCATCATCCTTGCAATGTTCGCGGAGGGCTTCAACTCCTCGCGCACAGCTTTGGCTTTGGCTCTGTTAATAGTCCGCTTGGTCACAGTGAACTTATGTCCATCAGGAATCTTGAAGGTCTCCAAATCAAACCGCAGTCCACCAAACACAGGTCGAATGATGGGTTTCTCCGTGTAACCACCATGCTTATTAAGAATCAACCCACCCTTATGGACATCGTGTCTTAGCAGACACCCACTCAGTCCTGCCTCTAGCATGAGATAGTCTGAGTAGTACATGCCTCGATGCGTGATCTCTATCGTGTTGTCTGGATGTATAACAGCCAAAGGCTTTGGGCCTTCCTCGCCTGTTTGGATGTTCTTCTCTTTCTGTTGCTTGTTAGACAAGTTAATAAACCATACCTCAAATGCCCCATCCTCTCGGGGTACAAAGTGTCGGGCGCTGTACTTGCGCCTACCCAATGGATAGGCGTTTGTCCCCCGAATAGGTTTGACTTGTTTGACAATCCTTGACAGGGTTGAATACGAAAAATGGTATATATCGTCGTACATTGCTTACTCCTCATAGATGACTTGTTTGTGCCCAGCGGGGATGCTCAGTGACTTGTTGTGTGTGATCAACCACAGAGTAGGAGTGTTTATGTCCCACTTGATATCGCTCTCCACATAACCATCGGTGAACACCACAATCGCTTGTGCTTGAATGTTCTTGCTCTTTATGTACTCAGGTACGGCTGAGACCCTAGTACCGCCCCCTCCTTGCGGCTTTAACAACGATGCCAGTCCTTCGTACTTGTCCTCAAACTTCTGCTCTCCCGCAACCATCGTGTCCCACCACAGCACACGCACCGCACTCGGATTGAGGTCATCACATATTGCACACATCTCAGAAGCAACAGCAGTCAGAGCTTCTTGATCGATCGAACCTGATGTGTCACACGCAAAGATCAACTCCCCTACCTTCTCGGAGTAGGTGCTAGGCAGATACATATCGTTGGGCAACATACGCCGATTGAACCTGCGCCATGTGAACTCATCCTTACCCGCGCCGTACTCAGACAGGAAGTCACGCAACGCCTCACGCCAGTTGACCCTGGGAGTCAGCAGGTCTTGGATAGCCCTAGGTGTGTTACCACCCATGCGCCCTGCGAGGATGCCGCCTTCACGCAACGCACGATCAATGCGATCGACTGTCTCTTTGCCAATGTCCTCATTGCTGAAGTCATGCTCATCGAACCCCTCGGGGAGGTTGTCAATGTCAAAAGGCTCGGGCCCATTGCCGCCGTCTTCTTGCGGCTCAGACCCCTCTGAGGGGTTACTCCCATTGCCCTTGCCCTTCTCGTTACCCTTCTCCTTGCCGGTCTTCCCTTTGCCTTGCTTCCTCAAGAAGTCGTATATCTGATTGAATGACCAATCGCGGAACATCGGATGCCATATCGCACTCTCGGGTAACTTCACCAAGTCAGGCGCTACCTCAGAGATGAGATAGATGATGTCGTTAACCACCAAGTCAGCGGCGATGTTCGCCGTCTTGTGATCCTCTTTCCACTTTGGGCGATGGAAGGGGATGTGCTTCAATGCCACATGAAGGTTCTCGTGCAAGACCACGGCATTGAACTGTGGCTCGGGTAACTTAGCCATGAACTTGCGCCCATAGCGTTTGTTCACACCATCGGTGCATGCCGTGGGGACATTCTCCTCAACGCTTGAGTAACCCAACAACATAACGCCTGAGTAAAGCGCCGTGTGTGGGCTCTTCATCAATTTAATGTGGGCGCGTTTGAGGCGCACCTCTTCCTTGTCTGCTACTAGCATGATTGATCTCCTGTTAAAAATTACTTACGCCATCAACTCGTAGTTGTCTTTGGCCCATGACTTGATCTTGTCGTTGTGTCTAGCCAGCTTAGTCTTTGCTCTCATCATCATGGTAAAGAAGATGGATTGAACCTCGCTGGAATTGATACGCTCAACATACTCCATGAACTTGCTCAACTCATCGTGCTCATTGATCTTGTCAATCGCTTGGAACATGATCAACAGTAACGCCGCCACATCATCGTTCGGGCATGGTGTAGTAAGCGGGTGCTTTATGATCTCAGCCACATCTGAGACCTTATGTTGCAAGGACAGGAACGCCGCCATGTCTCTTGCCGCCGCCTCACCGATCGTGCCAGCCAGCGCACACATGGTCGCGTTCTCGCCCAACGCATCGGCCTGATCAACAATGTGTGATGCCTTTGCCAATGACCGTGGACTAGCAAACTGCTTGACCATGCTGGAGGGTTTGAAGATGTACGGGTTGTCCTCTTGATCTCCATCAACATAGGATGCCATAACCTTCGCACCATACATCGCTACCCATGCGCGGACAACACGATTGATGCCATTGGCACTCGCCCATGTATTCCACTCGGATGCGCTAGGCTTACGCATACGCACCACCATCAAGCGGTTCGCCACATGACCCGCCATTGTGTCGCCCACACCATCGGTCGCGTTGTTACTCGTAGCAAACAGTATCGAACCATCGGGTAACTTCTCATCCCCGACCATGTGTTCAAGGATCATGCGGGTAAACAAGACCTGTAACATCTTCGGTGCTTTGAGCATCTCGTCAAGCATGATGACCTTCTTCTTGCCATTGCCCAGCTTGAACAGGCTCGACACATAGTACTCAAGCGCCTTGGTCGCATGGTTTGGTATGCTCGCCGCAATGTCCATGATCTCTTTGTTCGGGCAGTCGAGGTAGATGAAGTCATACTCATCCTCACCCAACTCAACGCGCAACGCTTCAAGGATGCTCGACTTGCCTACCCCAGGCTCACTCATAATCATTGGGGTAAGCTTCGCACCAACCAGCTTGATGATGTTGATGCACTCTTTGATGGATACCATCGGGATTGTGGATACTTTAGCCATTTGTGATCTCCAGTTAAATTAAGACTCAGACACGGCTGATCGATTGATCAACCTTCTCAAGGGAATAAGTGCGATCCTCTTCGTTGACAAGAACCTTCATCTCACCCTTACCTACGGCAATCAGACAGTGGGCCAGAAACCTAGCCCTCCGATTCGCCCTCCAATACATGAACAGCATGACTGCCCATGCAAGAAACATAACCCATTCAAACTCTGACATACATCCTCCTTACTTAGTTAAACAAACTCGTGTTCAGCTTGAACACATCCAACACATCATCGACCTGCGCCTTCACGCTATCGCGCAACGCCATACTGTCTCGTAATGTCTCCGCATCGATACCCTCCAGTGCCTGTGCCAGCCTCGCCCTCGCGTCCTCCAACTCAGCGTTGTTAGTCAAGTTAAAGTCCTTCAGGGTGCGGCACAAGTCCTTGGTCTGTTGTATCGTTGTCTCATAAATCTTGCGCTTGCGCTTCTTCTTGCCATCCTCCCCCACCTCGTCCGCATCCTCAGGCTCACCGCATGCATAGGAAATGCGCTCAGCAAAGGTAACCAGACGCCCCGCCGCATCCGCCATGATCTCATCGACCTTAGACTTGGCTTGCTTTTGGAAGTGATCTTTCAAGTCGCCCATGATCTCTTCGCTGATCTTGTTGCGGAAGTCATTTGTCGGAACCTCGGTCACATACAACTTGATGCGGAACTTGCCATCGATCTCCTCCACCTCAGGGTAGTCTGAGGCATTGAAGAAGTCGCCTTGCTTGAACGCCATGTCTGAACGGATGCTCGGGTAATGCGTCTTGAATGTCTCCACCAACTTCCTGAACTCGGTCTCATGCTCTCGATACTCTTTCATGAACACCTCAATGTCCACCACAGGCAGGTACTTCAGATTGGCTTGCCAATCGTATGCGCGGCGCTGTAACCAATTGTTTATGGTCTGTCTGTAGTTGACCAACGCCTTGTGGTGTGGGTTCTTGGCTAAGAGGTTCTTTGTGAAGCGGCCCGCGTCTGCGTCTGCTTTGTATGCTTCAGTCACCTCATTGCTGATGCGTTTGTCTTGCTTGGTTGCTGACCAAACATTCACATCCACATGGACGATCAGTCCACTAGATGCAAGGCTGATCACATGCTCGGGGGTTTGCAATTCAAAATTCATATCGTTCTCCATTGACTCAGACTATGCTGAGAAGTTGTTTAGCGGAACATACCGCCTTTGTTGTTGAGACCCTTGAGATCGTCAAGGTTGGTGATGAGCATGTAATTGCTCTTGTGCATAGGGGCAATGGTGTGCCGCCTACGCCTAGCTTCCTCTTCGCCACAGATCAGGCAAAGGTGATAGCCAGCGTTAGCCCTCTTAGCGGAGAAGGTATCTCCGCACCGAGCGCATAGGGGTTTCATACGCATTGTCATTACTGATCAAAGCGATGAGTTTGAAGGGGTACTGTCTCCAGTACATAGTCGGCGGGGGTAAGACCCTCATGCTCGTCACCCTGAATGGTGAGGTGCATTTCAAAGAGTGCGGTTTGCTTGTCAACAAAGACATTGACGATCTCACCATTGCAGGTGAGTACATGCACAACAGGGGTGAGGGGTTTGGGTTCTGGTCTGCGGTTGAGTAACTCTTCCAACTCTTGTGACTCGCAGAGGGCTTCGTAAATGCGTTTCATCTGTCCCATGACTGACTCCTAACTGAATGGTTGAACTGTGTCTCAGACTTAGCTGAGGCATTGATTACTGAACGAACTACTGAATCGGCGCTTGTTACTTTGCTTCTCCAGTGTTCTCATTATAAGACAACTTGACATATAAACCTATGCTTTTGTCCGTGTTTTTTTCGTAGGGATTTACCCTCACGGACGCCAGATTAGTACATCAAGCATTAGCACGATCAGTGCTACCAGAACCACAACGCGCTGTATGCGCTCGGACATGGTGTAGTCGTTCATCTTCGATCTCCTTGCAAACACTACGCACTACTCGCCGTGCGTCAAGGCGTGTGGCAAACCACTTCGACAACTGAGGGTCATCGTCTTGCAGTAAGCCAGGGGGATAGCCTGTCATGGGCCCAGGCTTGATCCATTTTCTTTTGCTCATTTGTTTATCTCCTCAGGGTAGGCTGAGACATCGTTTATTACTCTGCACATTTAGATCACATCGTACCCAGTGCAGAAGTTAAACAACTCGACCTCGTTCATGGGCTCAACGATCGTCAGCCCATCGAACTCATTGTCAATGTCACCGAACTCATCAAAGTCGTATGCACGATCAAGGAACTCTAGGTTCTGGTGTAGCACAGGGTCAATGTGGTCTGTCCGCAATTCAACATCCACATCCCAGTTGGTATAGGTCTGGGGTTTACCCTTGGGTATCACAACGCGCAACGCCTTACGCATACGGCGGGGCAGGTACTGATGTGTGGCAGGGTGCAGGGGATAGGGCAGGTTCAGTTTGTGTTGAACAAAGGTAGCTTTCATGCTGATCTCCAGTTTAAAGTCTCAGGGTTGTCTGAGCCACTATCTAGCGGCACAGACTGCGGATCGCTGTTAGCCAGCCTGTTCAGGCAGTTTTCTCTCCCAGCGAACTCCCATTTTATAGTAACTTTACATATAATACAATGGAAGCAGGTGTGTTTTTTATAAAGGGCTGTAACTTGACATGTTCTAAATGTTCTAGGCGGTGCTTAATTTTTAATCAGGTAAATAGAACATTAGAACAAAGTAATAAAGTATTCAAAAGAGGGGTTAACTTTACGAATAAAAGGGTTTTATTACTACTATATATATATATAAAATATATATAACTTTACATGTTCTATTTGTTCTAGTGATTTTAGAGGGGCGGGGGTTTTTTTATGTTTTTTTGCGGGTTGTGTAAAGTTGAGTCTTTGCACTTGCTGACATGCTCTCTTGCTCTCTTTTAATTAAAAATCCCTTTGTTGCCCGAAAACACTAGAACAAATAGAACAAATAGGGGTCGAACGCTGTAAGTGCTTGATTTATAAGACAAAGATATGTCCAACTCTGTTCTGTAAAGTTTAAAAAAAGTAGAACATGTTCTATTTCCAGAACAAACTGGACAAAAGAGTTAGAACACTAACTTGACATGTTCTATTTTCGAGACAAACTGGACATATAACTTAGAACACTAACTTGACATGTTCTAACTCTTTTGTACAGTTTGTCCTGAAAGTAGAACAAAACCAAACTTGACATGTTCTATTTTCAAAACAAACTGGACATATGACCTAGAACACTAACTGGACATAACTCGGGGGGAAGGCTCGGTAGCTAAACCCTTATCTATTGCCTCAGGCATGGCTGACCCGCTATTTAAGACTCGCGCTGTACACACTCGCGGGGACAAATCACTGGCATCAAAAAAATCTCGGACGAAAAAAAGACCCGATCAACCTTGCGATTGATCGGGTCTCGGGGTTAAATTACTTTAACCAAACCGCATTGAATGCGGCGATTGCCTTATCTAACTTATCACTATCAGCACCATCGTCCCCCCTACCCTTAGCTGTCTTGCATCGGGTCTTGAGTGCAACGAATGTTGTTTTCAAGTGATCGGTAAACCATGCCGTTGGTGCTCTCTCTTTTTTAATCCCTGTAACCGCATTGTGATGCTCTCTCACCTTTGCGATCAATGCGACCTTAGTCGCTGAGATATAAGCATTGCATGGAATTTGCACACTACGCAAAATCGCGTGTTGACCTGGGTCATCTTTTTTCATACTGTTTGTTTTCTGAGTGCTGACACTCAAGGCCCATTCAGCGGTGGCGAGAATCGCGCCCTTTGTCCCATCTTTGACGGGTGTCCAATCCTTTGCAGAATAAGATTTTGCGGGGTTCAATTCCTGCCATTTCAACATCGCGCCCTCTTTAACCGCTTGCAAAACTTCGTCACTCTGACGCTCATGAAAATCAGGGTACTCAGAGTAAATCTCTTTTGCAACATCTAATTCGTCACTTTTGAGAGTAGCGAATTTATAGGTGAGGTTTTTTACATTAATGCTTTGCATTGTGAATCTCCAAAAAAAGTTGAATTAATGGACACCAAACTACACCAAACCGATGCACCGCGCTGTCCATGTATTAAATGTAATCTATCCATAGGGGAAAGTCAACCCCTCAGGGGGGACTGAGTCGTTATATAGCCGCCACGCTCGCGCTCGGTACACTCTCGCGGGAACAAATAACTGGCATCAAAAAGCAGGGACAAAAAAAGACCCTGAGCACAAGGCCCAGGGTCTTAGCAAGATCAGTCTCAGTCGCAGACTATCTCGTACTCTAACACTTCCTCTATTTTCGTACCAATCACCACCTTACGGCAGGTTGGGCTGTCGTCTTTCACATAGGCATCAACATAAACCTGAAAATCTGAAAAATTACAGGTGAATGAGCGATTCATGATGCTCGCGTAATCTGTGGAAGACATTTCACCTTCCATCGCAACTAGCTTATCCAAAAAATCGGTCAACCTTGCGTCTTTAAAAGATTCAAGGCGTCTCATGCTGACATAAGCTACCGGCTTTTCGCAGGAAAGACTGATGCTAAAACTGCCGGGCAAGTCTGTGAACAAACGTCCATACTTAACTCTCAATTCCAATTTCTTGGATTTGACCTCGTTAATGTTATTCCGCATCTCATTGACTGACTTTTGACGGTCGTCCAATGCGCTGTTGAGTGCACTAATAAAGGGGTTTAGTTTGCGTGTTTTCATGTGATCTCCAAAAAAGAAAAGAATGAATGAACAACAGACTGCACCAGACGATGCACTTTGCTGTCCATGGGTCAACTGTAGGTGAAATGGGCGCTTATGTCCAGTTTACAGGGGTCTGATGCACGATCTCGGCACTCGCGCCCTACGCTCTCGCGGGAACAAATGACTGGCATCAAAAGGTATAGGCGTAAAAAAAGGGAGCCGAAGCTCCCTTAAATTACATTTAGTTGTCCTTCTGTAAGGCTTGCGTTGCTTCAAATTCTTCAACCATGCTTTGTTGAAGGCTGTACATCCACTCGTTTCCGTATAGCTCTTGAAGCGCCATACCGATAGTCCAGCGTACATCGCTTTCGTCTTCCATGTGTTTCATAGCTTCTACAAAAACTTTACGAAGGTCGATATATACCTGCATACTAATCTCCAGTTTGTTGAACAAGACCGCATCCCTGCGGTTTCGACCATTAAGGTCTCATCAGTTGTCCTGTCTACTCATCAACTCAGCCAAGTATGTGTACTCTTTCATGTACTCATCATCAGTTAACTTAGCCACTCTTTCAAAGTCCTGCATTGATGGGCGATGTCCGAATGTGTCCTTGTGCAAGTCGCTGTACTCTGCACGTTTCTGCTCGATGGCAGTCATTTCATTCCATGGTTTCATGTTGATCTCCAGTTTGTTGAACAAGACCGCATCCCTGCGGTTTCGACCATTAAGGTCTCATCAGTTGTTCTCTTTCCTAACCTTGCGTGGTGCGCTGTTCCACAGTTCAATGTCCTTGCTGATGGTGTTCATCAGGACATGGATTGCCGTGGTAACTGCGGCAGGGTTGTCGCTTGCTTTGGCAATAGCCATTGCATAGTCATATGCTTCTTTCACAGTGTCACGCTCTCCAAAGAGTGGCGTGTACATCTGGATTGCGAGGTGTTGTAACTCTTGGTTCATGTTGATCTCCAGTTAAGCACTGCGATGTTGCAGTGGTTTAAATATACCAAAGGGGGGGCGATATGTCCAGTTTGCAGGGGGCGCGACCCCACCGCCCGGCCACCCCCCAATACAGCAGAAGGGACTCCTCCGCCCCCACACCCCATAATCCACACAAACCACCACACTTTTTTCCATGCTAAACTCCACTCCGAGCAGTTGCTCCTTCTCCTCCTTTAGACCCCCCCGGTGGGGGTCTTTTTTTATCCGCAGTTTAACTCTGCACTTTTTCTGCGGAGACCCCCCCTTTACATTTCTGGTTCCATGCCTATAATGGGCATATATTTATACGGAGTGCCCGCTTTCCTCCTATGACGCCGCTAGTATCACTACCGCAATCTGACGTTCCGTTGCCTCTCAACGCTACGGATGCCATGCCTGAAATGACCGACTTTGAAGAAATTCAAATGCGAGGTCGAACCGTCAAGCTCATTGCCGATCTAACTGATACACCCATTGAACCCACCGAAGAACATCGGGACCGAGCGGTTCAATTGGCTAACGAAGTGATCACTAACCCTGAGACCCAACTTAATTTAAATCAGTACCCCAACGAAACAATGGCGTACTTGGCTGGCATGGTGTCCATGTATCAGGCTGACCTTGTAAAAGAACTTGCAGATTACAAGCGTTTCGTAGTCAATAAACTTGTGAAGGAGTGTGATCACCCCGATGCCAAAATTCGGCTGGGAGCCATCAAGGCTTTAGGCGAAGTAGATGGCGTAGATGCGTTTAAGAAGCGTACCGAAGTCACTCACAAACAACAATCTATGGAAGAGGTGGAGAAAGAGTTGCTCGAAACTCTAGAACGCTTGGAAAAACGCACAATTAACGTACAATCGAGGGTAATCCCTAATGACTCAGACGCAATTGACGCCTGAAAAGATCGCAAAGTTGCGACAAATTCTTCCAAACTTGCCTTTGGAGGAGAAACTCAGGACGTTGGAGGCGTTAAAAGCGTGGGATTCCCAGTCAGTTCAGGTTGTTGGCAAGGATTCCTTGCTGGAGTTTGCAGATCATGTCTATCCCGGTTACAAAGTTGGCCCACATCATCGCCGCTTGGCAAAAATATTTGAAGACATTGCCGCTGGTAAGAAGAAGCGGGTAATTGTCAACATTGCCCCCCGTCACGGTAAGTCAGAACTGATCAGTTATCTGGCTCCAGCATGGTTTTTGGGCAAATATCCTCATAAAAAGGTCATTATGGCCTCCCACACCGCAGATTTGGCGGTGAATTTTGGTCGTAGGGTGCGAAATTTGGTGGGAATGCAGCCCTACAAAGACATATTTCCGCAGGTAGAACTGCAAGTGGACAGTAAGTCTGCGTCTAGGTGGGGGACGAACTTCAATGGCGAGTACTTTGCAATTGGTGTGGGTGGCGCTCTTGCTGGGCGCGGTGCTGACCTATTCATTATTGATGATCCTCATTCTGAACAAGACGCTAAGACTGGCAGACCCGATGTCTTTCTTCCTGCTTGGGAATGGTTTCAGTCTGGCCCTTTGCAGCGGCTTATGCCGGGCGGCGCTATTGTTATAGTGATGACAAGGTGGTCAAAACTTGACTTAACTGGGCAGATTGTGTCCCAGATGAGCAAAGAAGTGGACGTTGATCAATGGGAAATCGTAGAGTTCCCAGCCATCTTGAACGATAAGCCACTGTGGAGCGACTTCTGGTCTTTGGACGAACTGCTGTCTAAGAAGGCAGGTATGGACCCCCGGTACTGGCAGGCCCAGTACATGCAGAACCCTGTCTCTGAAGAAGGTGCGCTATTAAAGAGGGAGTGGTGGCAGATATGGGAGGAAGATGACCCGCCCCACTGCGAGTTCACCATCATGAGTCTGGATGCTGCACAAGAAGCTAACAACCGGGCTGACTACAACGCTTTGACTGTGTGGGGAGTGTTCCTCAACGAGAAGACTAACAACTACAACATCATCTTGCTCAATGCGATTAAGCGGCGTCTGGAGTTTCCAGAGTTAAAGAAGCTGGTGCTGGAGGAGTACAAAGAGTGGGAGCCAGATGCGTTCGTTGTGGAGAAGAAGTCCAACGGCGCGGCGATCTACCAAGAGTTGAGGCGCATGGGTGTGCCGGTCGCGGAGTTTACACCGGGCAAAGGACAGGACAAAATATCAAGAGTGAATGCTGTATCAGACCTTCTGGCTTCTGGCATAGTATGGGCTCCAGACCGCAGGTGGGCACGAGAGGTCATTGAAGAGTGCAATGACTTTCCTTCAGGTACTAACGATGACTTGGTGGACTCGACAACACAGGCATTAATGCGGTTTAGGCAGGGAGGGTTTATTCGCTTACCGAGTGATGAGCCTGAAGACATTAAATTCTTTCGCCGCAGAACCGCAGCGTTTTACTAAGGACACAAAATGGCAACGAACATGATGGACAAGGGTATGTATGCAGCCCCTATAGGGTTAGGGATGGATAGCATGGAGCCCGATCTGGAGATAGAGATTGAGAATCCTGATGCGGTTACTTTGAGTGACGGCAGTATGGAGATCACACTTGAGCCAGGGGATGATAAAGAAGACGGAGATTTTGGCGCAAACCTTGCTGAAGAGATGGATGAGGGCGAGTTGGCCAACTTAGCTAGTGACCTACTGGAGCTAGTGGATGCCGACATTGCTAGCCGCAAGGATTGGACTGAGACGTATGTGAAAGGTCTTGAAGTACTGGGGACTAAGTATGAAGAGAGAACAGAACCTTGGAACGGGGCTTGCGGAGTATATTCAACAGTTCTTACAGAAGCCGCGATTAGGTTTCAGAGCGAAACGATTACTGAGACATTTCCGGCTCAAGGCCCAGTTAAAACAGAAATCATCGGAGCAATAGACAAGCTCAAAGAACAGGCGGCTCAGCGTGTTCAAGATGACATGAACTTCAAGCTGACTGAAGAAATGCCTGAGTACCGGCCAGAGCATGAGCGCATGCTGTTTAACTTGGGGCTTGCAGGCTCGGCGTTCAAAAAGGTGTATTTTGATCCGGGCTTGGGACGGCAGACTTCGATCTTTGTGCCAGCAGAAGATGTGATCATCCCCTACGGGTCGAGTGGTGCGCGGATGGCTGAGCGTGTGACGCACGTTATGCGTAAGACCAAGAACGACATCAAGAAGTTGCAAGTGGCTGGGTTCTACCGAGACATTGATCTGGGTGAGCCGGTGATGAGCCACACGGACGTTGAGAAGAAGAAAGCTGAGGAGCAAGGCTATTCAGTTACTGACGACGATCGGTATCAGGTGTATGAGATTCAGGTGGACTGGAACCTCAAAGGGTATGAGGACGAAGATGAAGTAGCTGTCCCCTACATCGTGACAATCGACAAGGGTACACAAGAGGTTCTGGCAATCTATCGCAACTGGGAGCAAGATGATGAGAACTACCAAAAGCGTCAGCATCTGGTGCAGTATGACTATATCCCTGGGTTCGGGGCGTATGGCATGGGTCTTATCCACATTATTGGTGGTTACGCCCGTGCTGGCA